CTTTTTTGCTAAACATCTGATAATCATATATAGAATTACTGCGGCGCAAGCGGCTATAGAAGGATAGGCTGTTAAAAACTGCAAGTCTTAAATATCAATATATAAGGCTGATAGACGGGTTGAGTCTTGTTTATCAGCCTTATATTTTTATGTCATTATTAGCGTAAAATGATCTGAATGATATGTGATGTTTACACTTTGTTTGCTATATTTGCACATGGCGTTTACACCGTGTTTACACCATAAATTTAATGTATAAAGTGTTGATATATGGCAACTTTTAAGATTTGTGTTAGAAAGCAGCGTTCTGATGGCTTCTATCCTGTTTACATCAGAGTAACCCATAACCGTAAATCCTCTTATATAAAAATGGATAAAATGGTTGATAAAAAAGGGTTGACTCGCACGGGGGAGGTGAAAGATCCTTTTGTCGTATCCTTCTGTTCAGATGTAATCATGCGATATGTGGAGAGAGCGAACAAAGAGGATATATCGCAATGGGATGTAAAAACCCTAGTGGAATATCTGGAAAAAGCGGATGAGGATATCTGTTTTTCTGATTATGCGAGAAAGTATAAACGGGAAATGGAAACAGTTAGAGGCATGGCCCGTAACGCCAAGAATTATGAGTTGGCCTATTGTCATCTTGAGAGATTTGCGGGAACTAGCAAGTTGATGTTTTCCCGGTTTACCACGAAATTCATAAATGACTGGATAAAAACCTTATTGCCAACGGCAAGGGCGAAAGAAATGTATCCTGTTAATGTTCGCCAGATTTTTAAAGCTGCAATAAATGAGTTCAACGATTACGATAGGGGCATAATCAGGATCAAGACTAATCCTTGGCTAAAGGTAAAAATCCCCAATGCGGACACCCCCGATCACAGGGCCTTGGATGCGGACTTCGTTCGTGAGTTTTTCGCCACACCCATACCTCCGACAAAGATGATATTATCACTTCCAGAGTTGGCTAGGGATGTAGCCTTGATGGTCTTTTGCTTGGCAGGAATTAATACCGTAGACCTTTTTAGGGCAAAGAAGTCCAATTTGAAAGGCTGGACATTCTGTTATAATAGGGCTAAGACCCAAAAATTCAGAAGGGATAAGGCGTATATGGAGATTATTGTTCCGGATATTCTCCGTCCTGTCATGGAAAAATACTTTACACCGGATGATGATGAGTTTTTGTTTAATTTCCATAAGACCTATCGTGATGACGATTCTTTTAACGCAAATATGAACTCTGGATTGAAACGTATTTGCAAACATGGCGGTCTCAATGCTATATGTATGTATAATTTCCGGCATTCATGGGGAACCATAGCGAGAAACGATATAAAAGCCTCAATGTATGACGTGGCTTTCTGTATGAATCATTCAAGCGCTCATAAGACTACAGAGATATATGTAAGACCGGATTACTCTATAGTCTCTGAGATAAACAATAAGGTTATTGATTTTGTATTTAACCAAAAAAAGGAAGAAATGGTATATGAGGATCCTGTGAAATATTACCCTGATGATCAGATGAAAACATCTTTTAGACAGATGATTAAAGGCAGTGTCATATATCAAGGCAAGGAGATATTCTCATTTACGGATATAGGATATAATAACATTGACGAAATAATAAAAAAGCTAGCGGGGCATGTCCCGTCGTTTGTTCCAGATGGAGCCAAGGTTGATTTTAGGATAGACAATTTAGATAAAGGCGAATACCGGATATTTATGAGACAAAAAGGAAAAGGCTTTTGATACTTATAAGACAAATAGACCAATAAAAAACGCCCGTGTCAGAAAAAACACGGGCGTTATACTTTTGGCATGCGACAAATAGGACAATTTTAGAGACTGGTATCATGCCGGACAAAATCAAGCTCATAACCTAGAGCGTCTCCGATCTTTGATAACAGGTCGATGCCCGTGCTGTATTTCCCGGACTCAATCCGGGCGATATTCCCTTGGCTGATCCCTGTAAGATCAGCCAGCTTGTATTGAGATATACCGGCCTCCATGCGGAGCCGGGATATCCTTTTGCCGATTCTTTCTCTATCATTTCCCATACTGCGGATTTTTTCATTCTATATCTTCTATCGCATAATCTCCAGATGCAGCAGGAGCAAGCTCATTTACAATACTGTCAATTTTTTCCGCATCTTCATCAGATATTTCGATCTGCATATTTTCATTGCAGATCATTTCTATCCCGTTATTTTCCAGAATCTCTAATAACTCGCTATTTTTGCAATATAATGTCTTCATTTTTATTACGCCGCTTATCCGTTGCCGCCGGTTCTATTGTTATTTTGATATTGCAAATGTAATATCAAATTTGATATCATGCAAGGCTTTGGTAAATTATTTTATATGTTTTATGGCATATTTTCTTTCTCTTTCTCCTCCAGTACCTTTTTAAGCTGATATAGGCTCAAAATATCATACTCAAATGTCGGATTTTCCCAGTTTCTTCGGACGGAGTTTGTCTGTACAGCAATGAATTTATGGAGGTCAAATATGTATTGACACGGGCTTAGTCTGATTTCGTTAAATGTGATCTCGTAGTTGTCGAACCACTCCAAAAGTTGTTTTAGTTCCTCGTTCATGGTTATACAATAAAATTTGTTCTCGCAAATATGCCAATAATGCCTATATGACCGGACCTAACTATGTACGAATGATTCGTAGATGATAGAAAACAGTATAGAATAGTTGATTTTTTGGTGTCCGATGGGAGATAATGATCAAAGTAACAAACACGAGTCACTTTATTTATCTCTTTTGCGAGAAAACAGTAGATTATGATCGGAGCGATAGTTGGAGCCGCCAGTTCCTTGGCGAGTGGCATTGCCGGGGGAATAAAGGCAAGGAAGGCGGCTAGAAAAGCGAACGCCGTGTTGGATAAACAGGCAAAGGAGAATGAGGATTGGTTTAACCGTAGGTATAACGAGGATTATACCCAAAGCGCGGAGGCGCAAGCCGCCTTGACCAAGGCTAGGGAATTAGCGGATGAGCAGTACCGTAAGGCCTCCGGTACCGCCGCGGTCGTAGGAGCTACTGATGAGTCCGTAGCTCAGGCCAAGAAAGCGGCGGGCGAGGTGATATCCGATACCGCTAGTGGTATAGCCACTAACGCTACCGCACGGAAGGATGCTGTGGAATCCCAATATCTCAACACCAAGAATAATATCAGTAACCAAAGGCTGTCTATCTATAATCAACAGGCGGCAAACGCCACGCAAGCGGCTAATCAAGGATTACAGGCAGGGATGGGCCTCGTTGGGGCTGATGCGCAAGCCCATCTTGACAAGGGTAAGGGATTATTCGAGTCTATATTCAAAAGTAAACAACAATGACATTAGAGGAAAGATATAATAGGAAAAGGACCCCGGTCGTTCAAAGGCCGGAATTGTCCACTACGCCATTGGTTGAGCCGGAGGTTGCCGGAAGCCAGAACCCTATAGCTCCAACCGTGGATAATACGGATGAGACCGCTCCGCAAGCGAGCGTTGTCGAGCCTCAAATGAACGATTACCAATGGAACCAAAGGCTTTATGAGACGCTCTTTCAAAAGCCGATAAGTCAAGAGGAGGAGGAGAGAAGAAAACGGGCCGCTTCCGTAGCTACTGGAATCGGGCATCTAGGCAATGTGTTGTCTTCCTTCTCCAATTTGGCATTCGCGGGAGAGGCACCTTCGCAGAAACTACCCACCGTAGCTGATCCTAAACTACAATCCTATTCTGACAGGTTGGAGGCTATCAGGCAAAGATACGGGGCCGGGTATCTGGCCGCAAGGCAAAACGACATCAATAATTATCAAAGGGCATTGCAGCTTTATAGACAGGATCAAGCGAGAAAAGCCCAGAATGATTTGGAAAAGGCCAAGATCGCGCAAAGTGCCGCTCAATTCGCAATAAAGAATGACAGGGAGGAGCGGAAGATGAAACAGGATGCCGCATATAAAGAGAGAGAGTTGGGTATAAGGCAATCCAATCTCCGTAGTCTTGAGCAATATCGTACCGCTAAAGCTAATGGCTCTGGGGCGGATAAGTCTATTGACATCATCGGCAGAAACGGTAAACGTTTCACTTTGTCCGGTAAGGATAAAGATGGGGTTATCGCTTATATGTATAAGAGGATGTTGGAGTATGCGGAAGATCATCCAAAAGAGAATAAGAGTATATCGGATATATCGTGGCAGTTTGGTGAAGGTGGAGACCAAAAGACCAAACAAGCCGCTATTGTCATGAGTAATATTCAGAATTTCCCGGAATTATACGATGAGTTTGATCAGATAATTGGATCGGGAGGTTCTTCTACTAGTACTAACAAGAAAAGTATAGGTTGGGATAATAATTCGAGTTCTAAAAATGTAGGTTGGTAAAATTATGGAAGTGAACAATACCAGAAAATTATATGACGCTTTAAAAAGCGATGGATATACTGATTTGGGCGATTTTTCCTCTTTTGAGGGGAAATTGAAAGACTCAGGTAAGCGTGAAATGCTTTATGATGTCTTGAAAAAAGATGGATGGCAAGATTTAGGAGATTTCTCCCAATTCGAGAGTAAATTAGGCTATGCTCCAATTAATAACGAGAATATTAAAGAGACAGACTATGTTTCCCAATCAAGTGTTAATCCTCCTCCTATATCCCTAAGACAAGAGGTTGATATTCCCAAATCAGATCAATCCGAGTATGTTAATCCATGGGATAATTCTGCCGATTATAATTTTGAGTCCTTGCGTAAAAAAGGAAAGATTGAGACCGCTACTCCTCCACCTCCTACGGAGTATGAGAAGGATTCTTCTTTCATGAATACTTGGGTAGGAGACGCTATACAGAAGCTAAACGCAGGAGGAGCCGATCTTGGTGCCGGTATCTTTGGGGTATTGGATAAGGTGTCCAAAGGACTGGAATCCGCAACGGGAGGACTGATCCCACGTGGCGGGGCATTCAAGGATATCTCAGATAGATTTAAGGCTGATGCGGAGTTTTCCCGGGCAAGGTCAAACAGATACAATGGCAAGGATTTCACCGATCTTTGGAAAGAAGGGAATTATATGGGTGCCATAGGCGATATAGCCTTGCAAGGCGTAGAGTCGCTTCCGATGTCAATCGGGGCCATGGCCGCTACAATGGCCGGAGCTCCAGCGGCCGGACTCGCAGGTATAGGATCAATAGTGGCTAGCCAGAAATATGATGATCTTGACCAGAATAACCCAAACATGGGAGAGTTCGCAAAGGTATCTAACGCTATTCTTACTGGTACGGCAGAATCCTTGTCTGAGATGCTGGGCGCTGGCGTATCCAAGGCTTGGATGTCAACCTTATTCAAGACGTTAGGAAAGGAAAAGGCACAAGAGGCTATCAAGCGTGGCATAATGGGTAAGATGCAAGAGTTCTATAAAAAATTCGGTATGTTTTTCGAGCCTGTAAATGAAGGTATCGAAGAGGTATCTTCCACGCTAGCGGAGAATATAACGGATAAGATAACAGGTGCGGATCCGGAAAGGGATTTGACCGATGGTGTATTGCAGAGTTTTGTCTATGGAATGGGAGGCGGCGCTTATTTTACTGGGGCCGGAGCGTTGGCTAAAGGTGCGCAATACGTAGCGGATAAAATAGGAGGCAAACAGGCTCAGCAGCCTATCACCGATTCCAATGTAACAGATCAAGGCGTTGAAACTCCTCCTCTATTAACTAAGTCTAGGTTTGCCGAGGCAGAGGAAGAAGGTCGAAATATGACTGATCCGGGCGATATACGGACGGCGAGCAAAAAGATGGAAGAGACAAGGCTTTCCCTATCTGGAATGGTTCCGGGTTTGGCTAGTACGATAGAAAGCTATGTGGATGATAAAGCTAGCGAGGCCCAAGTGATGAGTCTTCTTGATGGAGTTAATGCGGATGCCCGTCCGTTAGCCGAGGATTTCTACGCTGATTATCTCAGGATATCCGGTTTGCAGGATCGTATAGGCGAGGAAATAGACAATGAGGTTGAAACTTACGTTGCCAATAATATTACTCCTTATGTTACCACGAATCCTGATGGTCAGTCTATCGTTACCACAGCTACGCTTAGCGAGGGAAATGAGGAAAGACCTGTGTACGTTAGGAGTATCGAGGGAGATAAGGCCGTTATTTCCGATAACGGACAGGATCGGATGGTCTCGGTGAAAAGGTTGAGCGATATAGTAGAGCAAGATGCCGGTCATATGAGACGGACCTATGAGGATCAATTATTGGCTACCCGCCAGTCCGAGCTTGACATGACCATGCATCATAATCCCAAGACGCAATTACCAAAGCCGGGGTTGATCATATGGAACGGGGATAATGCGTTTATCCTTCAAGGACAAGATGAGAACGGTGATTGGATCGCTCAACCTGCGGCTTATGATAGAGAAACCGGGCAGGTGACAGCCAAGAATGGCTCTTCCCCCGCAATGCCTATAACAGAGAATGAGATTCTTGATCTTCAAGATGCCATATATGACGCTCAACAAGTTAATGTGGTGTCGCCAGAGAATGATAATGTAGCAAGTGCTGATGCCAAGATAACCTCTGCACCTCCTGTGGAAGATGCGATCAACCAGCCAACGAGTGAGATTGAGACGGAAGGTGCCATTGATCAGATAGCACAACCTAGCAATGTAGAGAATCCCTCCATGGTCATGCGAGAAGATGGTACGCCAGATTTCGTATCGTCTGGTACGGATATGACCTTGGATTTCCTCCATGATAAATATGGCGATAAGATGCCAAGGAAGATCGAGGTGACGAGAAAGTCTTTCGATGAAAGCCTTAAAAAAGCGTCCGATGCCTTGGAAAAGGCGCAAGAGGCATACGATGACGCCCCTATCGGAAAAGAGGATAAGGCCGAGGCCGCATTGATAAAAGCCCGACAAGAATATGAGGCGATCAAGGTCGAGGCTGATTTCTGGGCTAATCTTGATGATGATATCAAGGAGGCCAGCAAGAAGCCGGGTGATGTCATAGCGAAGGAGATCTCCGTGATGGGTGATCCTATGAGCGGAGAGGAGCTTGCGGCCATGATGCTGGCTAATGGGGCGATCAAATTGACACGTGACAGTTACAAGAAAGAGACCGGTGCCGGGAATAATGAGACTGCAAGAATGTTCGGATTGTTCGCCTCTCCGGAGAAAGGCGGTGTTAATATAGAGAGGGCAGGTGAGATATTGGAGCTTGCCGATAGGGAGAATGGCACTAACTTCTTCGATGAGAACGATACGAACGCCGGAAGGGACGCTATCATAGAGGTCTTGTCTTCCGCTCATACACGTGGAGACTTGATCGATTATGTCAAGAGGAACCGTGAGGCGATCGCTGAGCGTGAGAGACAGGCCGAGTACAACGCTTACGCTGAGTGGTGCGAGGAGAATTATCATATGTCCCCGGAAGAATACGAGGCGTATGAGGAAAGCATGGCACGTGATTTCTCGGAGAAACAATTGACTGATGAGGAGCGAGGCGAGCTTGATTCGCAAATCGTGGATGAAATACAGGCCATAATTGACGAACAAAATGAAATAGACGCTATCTTAGCGCAAAATAAACCGATAGAAAATGAAAACATTGAAGGAAATGACGAAAGCGGAGGCGATGGCTTACGCGAGGGAGGCGGCGAGGTACTGCCAAGAGAACAACTTGATCAGACCGGGGGAACTGGAGAGGTTGAGGGAAGAGAATCGGCTGGCCCCGACATTGATCGCACGGATGGAGCTACACAAGAAGGCTCATCAAGGGGACTAGTTCCTTTTGTCGCTCCTTCTCCAAAGGAGAATGAGACCCCATTGGACTATGCCGAGCGCATAGTTGAGGCTAAGAGATTGCACGAAGAGGAGCTAAAGGTTGATACCAATCCAACAGAGGCGCAGAAAGAGGCCGGCAATTACAAGAAAGGCCATATAAAGATAAACGGTTTCGATATCACCATAGAGCAGCCCTCCGGTTCCGTCCGTTCCGGTAAGGACGCTAATGGAAAAGAGTGGTCTGTTACCATGAACAACACTTACGGTTACATTCGAGGTACTGAAAGTGTGGATGGTGATCATATAGACGTATTCCTAGGCCCGGATATGAATAGTGACATTGTGTATGTCGTGGATCAGGTGAATACTGATGGCTCATTCGATGAGCATAAGGTTATGATGGGATTCTCTTCCTTGGAAGACGCTAGGTCCGCTTACTTGTCAAACTATGAGGAAGGTTGGCAAGGGTTAGGCAACATTACCGGGGTTGCGTTGGATGAGTTCAAGAAATGGATTGATTCCTCGACTCGCAAAACAAAGCCCTTCTATGAGTATAAGGGAATTAAACAGGAGGAAGGCGATATTTCTAAAAATAATGATTCTGATAATTATAGCATTGTTCCCTCCCAATATACTACCAAGAAAGGAAAAGTTCTTGATATGCGGTTATTGAAGTTCGGTAATGAATTATCGAAGGAACAGCAACGTGCCGCCAAAGAGCTGGCCAAGGCTGAAAAGGGTTGGTATGACAGGGAACAGCGAGGTTTCATGATGCGTAGCGATGAAAGCGCAAGGCGGTTGGCCGATACCATTCTTGGCGATACCGATGCCGTAAGCGATGCGCAACCTATTTCTCTTGAAGACACACGCAGGGTTGTAGAGCCTCAAAAGGTAAATGTAGAAAACCTTATTGGTGATATCAACGATAAGGGCAAAGCCAAATTGAGCGATCGTACCGTTACCCCTAGCGGTAACCGCCTTGTTACCGATGAACGGTATGCGGAACTCCGTGAGCGCATGCGCAGGAAACTAGGCGGTCAAATGAATATGGGGATTGATCCTGAGATTCTGGCGATAGGTACTGAAATGGCAGTTTATCATATAGAGAAAGGCTTGCGTAAGTTCTCTGATTACTCAAAGGCAATGATCGATGATCTAGGTGACGCTATACGACCGTATCTTAAAGCATTCTACAATGGAGCGAGGGATTTGCCCGAAGTAGGAGATAACGGATGGGATAAGGATATGACCGCTTATGAGGATGTCCGTTCATTTGATGTAGCTAATTTTGATAAGCCTGTCCCGGATATAATGGATGCCGCCGAGACCGTGGTTAGAGAGACAGAGATTGCCGGACAAGCGAGTGCCGCGAAGAAAAAAATAAAAAATAGCCGGAAAAAGCAAACGGACAACAAAGACAAACCATTACCTTTGTATGGTAACGATTTATTCACTCCTAATAATATTAAAGACAATGAGCAAGGAAATTCAAGAGCGGATCAAGGCGTGGGAAGAAAAGCACGGGAAGAGGATCGAGGATCTGAACGCGGAGGAGACCGTGGAGGCGTGCATGGAAGTGATGTGCTTGACACGGAGCGAGGCCGAGGAATACCTATCAGCGACAGCGACAAGCGGCCTGTTGTAAGGAATCAAAACAATTTCAGCTTCCCGGAGAAGGGTATTGAGCTTCCTTCCGGTGATATATCCAAGCTAAAAGCCAATATTGAGGCGATAGAAACGCTGAAAGACGTAGAGGACGGCCAAGGAAAACCTACCCCGGAACAACAAGCCAAGATGTCAAGGTACGTTGGATGGGGAGGTTTGGCCGAAGCCTTGAACGAAGGCAAATACAACGCACGTGACAACAATTGGACTAAGGATCGAAATTGGAATGATAAGTATCTACGTTATTACGAGAAACTAAAATCCTTATTAAGTAAAGAAGAGTTCGACAGTGCCGTCCGTTCCACGACAACCTCTCATTATACCCCGTCCGAGGTCGTGGAAAGCTTATGGGGAATAACGGAGAAACTTGGATTCAAGGGCGGCAATATCAGTGAACCCGCCATGGGTATAGGTAACATAATCGGTATGATGCCTAAGTCTATATCTGAAAAATCAAGTATAAGCGGGTTCGAGATAGATAGTTTGTCCGGTCGTATGGCAAAGGCCTTATATCCTGACGCTAATATAAAGGTACAAGGATATGAGAAAGCGTTTTCTCCAAACTCGAAAGATTTAGTTATCACCAACGTCCCATTCGGGAAAAACGCTCCATATGATAAGGTTTTAGATAAGCAATTCAGGAAGAAACTTGGTTCCTCTTATAATCTCCATAATTATTTTATCCTAAAGGGGCTTCTGGAATTGAAAGAAGGTGGTCTCGGCGTATTCGTCACGTCCTCGGCTACGATGGATGGGGCCGATAGTAAGTTCCGTGAGTACGTGAGTGGGAACGGTTATGATCTGGTCGGAGCTATCCGATTGCCTAATGACGCTTTCCAGAAAGGGGCCGGCACGAGTGTCACGGCTGACATCGTTATATTCCGTAAAAGAAAGTATGGGGAACCTTCGAATGGGATAGGGTTCACTACTACAACGCAAATAGGTGAAGGAACTTATATGGAGGACGGGGATAAAAGGAGCAAGCCTATCATGGTTAACGAGTATTTCTCAAATCATCCCGATATGATGTTAGGTGATATGATGACCGCTTATGACGCTGGTAGCGGAGGTCTATATAGTGGAGCGTCCCAGACATTGAAAGCCAAACCCGGGGCCGATTTAAGCAAGGAGCTACTTAACGCTATTGATAACTTACCAAAGAATATCCTATCAGGTGTTGTAGAGACTAAAGGGCCGGAGGTTGTGGGTGACTCCACTTTGAAAGATGGTACTATTACCGTCCAGAATGGCAATGTCTTTGTTTTAGATGGGGACTCGTTAAAACCGATTAAGGCAAATCCTACGTTCGTTCATAATGGTAAGACCCGGAAAATAGCGGATGCGGTAAATGATTACAATGATATAAAGAAAAATCTATACGATCTTATCCATGATGAGCAAACAAAGGGTGTGGATCCCGAGCCCGCGAGGAAAAGGCTAAACAAAGTATATGATGCTTTCGTGTCCAAATATGGGACACTTAACAGGAACAAGGCTTTGGACGATATTTTCGCCGAGGATGTTGAGCATGGATTACCCTTCTCTTTGGAGACCGTTAGAAGGGTACCTTCCACGACCGGAAAATCTATGGTATGGGAAGTCTCGAAAGCGGATGGTATCTTGAATAAGCGTGTAAGTTATCCATTCGAGCTACCGACAAAAGCGGATAATGTCTTGGATGCCGTCAATATAAGCAAGTCATATAAAGGTAATATTGATATACCTTATATCTCGGAGATAACGGGTATGGATGAGGTTAACGTGACAAACGAGATACTAGAGAAGGGAATTGCTTATAGGGATCCTGTTACCGGCAATATAATAGATAAGAGTGAATATCTCTCTGGAAACGTAAAAGAAAAGTTGGTAGAGGCTAAGGCGGCCTTGGAAGATCATCCGGAGTTTCAAAAAAACGTGGATGACTTGGATGCCGTACAGCCAGAACGTATACCCTATGGTGAGATAAGTTATCGACTGGGGACTACATGGATCCCGTCTGAGTTTATAAATAATTTCGCTGATAATGTACTGGGTATATCTTACGCTAACGCTAATTTTATCCCGGAGATCGGTGAGTATATTCTAGATAAGAGGGCGTTCATAACCGATTACGCTAAAGCCGGTCAATTCAAGACTGAGAGAATGGACGCTATAGACGTGTTCAAGGCCGCTCTTAACCAACGTAAACCCAAGGTTTATGACGAGATTAAATATTATGAGGACGGTAAGCAGAAAACGAGAAGGGTCGTAAACGAGCAGGAGACACAGGCCGTTGCCGAGAAAATATCCGACATGTCCGATAAGTTCGTGGAGTATATTGATTCTAAAACGATGTTCCATGGTCGTATTGAGGACGTGTATAATGATAAATATAACAACTATGTACTAAAAAAGTATGACAAACCGGTTTTTGAGCATTATCCTAACGCTAATAAGAATATAACGCTTAGAGATCACCAGAGCAAGGCGGTGCAACGTTGTCTATCCGAGAGCACGTTACTCGCTCACCAAGTCGGTACGGGAAAGACCTTTACCATGATTACGTCCGCTATGGAAATGAGACGGCTAGGTATAGCGAAGAAACCCATGATCGTTGTCCAAAACGCTACCCTAGAGGATTTCGTCCGTGACTTTTATAAACTGTATCCTTCCGCTAAGATTCTATCTCCGACAAAGGAGGAGCGTAACGCCGATAATAGGACAAGGCTGTTCAATCTTATAGCTACCGGAGATTTTGACGCTATCGTTGTCCCACAGTCATTCATGGCGTTTATCCCGGATAGCGAGGAGAGGAAAAAGGCATATATCCAAAAGCGTATAGATGATTTTGAGGAGGCTATCGATCGCATAGAAGACAAGGCTTTACAGGAGAGATTGAAAAGGGAGGCCAAGAGTATGCGTGATTCTCTGGAAGGTATAAAGAAAGGGAAAAACGTAAAGGGCAAGGCTAAGACAGCGGAGACTATCACGGCCAAGACGGAGCGTATTCTTGACAGGCGGACTGATAACGTCATGACGTTTGAGCAAATGGGTGTTGACGCTTTGTTTATTGACGAGGCGCATAATTATAAGAAGATCGGGTTTCCAAGCAAGATGTCGAACGTTAAAGGTATCGATACGAGCGCATCACAAAGAGCTAATAGTATGTTGCTAAAAGCCCAATGGATATCTGAGAATAATGGTGGTCGAAACGTGGTTCTGGCAACCGGTACCCCTATCACTAATACAATGGCAGAAGTCTGGACTATGATGAATTTCGTGGCACCCGATATCCTAGACGCATATAATATCAATAGCTTTGACGAGTTCGCTACCACTTTTGGAACGGTTGAGCCGTCATTGGAGTTTACCGCTACCGGTAACTTTAAAATAGCCGAGAGGTTCAAGAGCTATACGAATGTCCCGGAGCTTATAAAGGCGTTCAGGAGCCATACGGACGTTGTCTTGACAGAGGATGTCAAGGAGTTCAAGGAAGACAAGAATATCCCTAAGTTGAAAGACAATAAGATGACCAATGTCATTGTCGAGAAGAACGAGGACTTGGAGGATGTCATGCAAACCCTTATCAAGGAATTAGAGGATTATAACAAATTGACAGGAAAAGAGAAGAAGGATAAGAGCGCGCTACCCTTGGTCGTGTTCAGCAAGGCTAAACAGGCTGCGATTGACCTTCGCTTGCTTAATCCTACATTTCCCGACAATCCTGATAGCAAGACAAACAAGGTGGTCGATAACGTGTTGAGATTATATAAGGAAAGCGATAAGGACAAAGGCACGCAACTTATATTCTGTGATAGTTATCAATCCCCTTCTGAGACTCCAAAAATGGATTTATTCGATGTCGATTTATCTGTTCCTCAGTTTAATTTGTACAACGATATAAAGGAAAAGCTTATCAAGGGAGGTATTCCGTCTAATCAGATAGCTATCGTTGGCAATTATGAGGGAGAAAGGAGAAACGCCTTGTTCGATAAGGTCCGTAATGGGGATGTGCGCATTCTTATTGGAAGCACGGAGAAAATGGGAGTGGGTGTCAACGTGCAAGATCGTCTATTCGCCCTGCATCATATTGACGCTCCAATCAGGCCTATGGATTTTGAGCAACGCAACGGTCGTATCTTACGACAAGGAAACTTATACGCCACATGGGATAAACCGGTGAACATCGTCACATATGGCGTTAAAGGTACCCTTGACGCTACCGCCTATGACAGGCTTCGTATAAAACAAAACTTCATCAACCAAATGATGAAAGGCGATATATCGTCTCGTGTCATGGAGGAGCAAGACGATAGTGATCCGTCTGGAATGACCTTTAGTGAGATGGCGGCGACGTTATCCGGAGATAAGACCGCCCAACTACTGTTTGTGGCACAGAACAAGTTAAAGAAACTGCAAAACTCCAAGAGGAGCGATCTTAACAGTAAGTCTTCCATGCGTGACTCTATATCTAAATCCAAACTTAGGATACAAGAATACAACAGCCGGAAGGATATCATGGAAAGGAACGCCAATATCGTAAAAGAGAACTTCCCTGATGGGGTTGAGTCCGTGACTGTTAAAGGCAATACTTTCAGCGATGGTATATCGAATGAGCTTACGCCCATTATTGATGATTACTATGATAGATATACGCTTGACAGAAACACCCCTCCTCTGAAAATCAGTCTCAATGGAGGAAAAGGCGAGGCAATCGTGCATTTCAATGAAGGAATGATGGTCTATAGTTTATATTTAGGAAAGGAAAAACTGGTTGAGAATCGTGATTTTAGCGGCGGCAGGGGTTTGATGGCTAGCATTGACAGGCAGTTGGGGATTCCCGCTAAATCCGTCTCAGATATAGCCACTAAAATAAAGGCAGAGGAAAACAAGATAGCGGGATTAGAGGAAGCCGTTAAGAAACCGTGGGGAAAAGAGGATGAACTTAATGCGGCTCAGGCAGAGGTTAATGATCTGCAGAGACAATTAGTTGAAAAAGCTAAAGCTGAGGATATTCAGTTAGAATCAACTCTTGACGTTGATGGTACGTTGGTAAAAGAGGAAGGAGAGACTCGATTTCGATTCATGGGAGTAGATACAACTAATAATCAAGATAATGTAAGTTCTATTGAATCCTCAATCAACGGTTGGTCAAACAAGCTTAATACCCCTGTCAGGGTAATCCATGACGTGGACGATATAACCGATACGGATGAGAATATGTTGGCCCGTAAGAGAGATTCCAAAGGCTGGTATGATACTTCTACCGGGGAGATAGTCATAGTATCACCTAATTCCACGTCCGTAGGTGACGCTCAAAGGACTTTCCTCCATGAGGTGGTAGGGCATCATGGGTTACGTGAGCTATTCGGGGATGATTTCGATACTTTCCTTGATAACGTGTATCGGAACGCCAACGAGGATATCCGGAAAAATATCATTGACCGGACTAAAGGCAATCCTCTTAACTTGCGTGAGGCTACAGAGGAATACATCGCTGAATTAGCGGAACGTGGTTTCGATAACAAGGCCGAGCGTTCGTTATGGGAAAAGATCAAGGACTCTTTTCTTGATATGTTGAGAAAGGCCGGTATTAGCCTTGATTTCAAGTTATCGGATAATGACCTTCGTTATATCCTCTGGAGAAGCTATAAGAACTTGGAGCAAGGAAACTTGATGGATGTGGCCGAGGATATCGTGATGAGAAATAGATTAAGTCTTAACAATATAAATTTGAACGAAAATGGATCAATCGCAAGAGATATTGAACCTGAAAAAGGAAAACAACCTTCTGAAACAAAAGGTACTGGAAGGGAACTCGAGACAATCGATGGCGTTGATGAGAACGGAAACGAAAGTGAACGAGACCATATCGACAAACCAAGGGGAGTTGAAAACGCTATTGACGGAATTAAAAACGCAACTGACCGAAATGGAAAAGAGACTGACGGCCAAGTTGACAACTATGGAGACCAACTTGATGGAGGAGATACGGGCGATAGGGACGGAAGTGTCCGGGATGGAATCGACGGTGAGCGGACTGTCATCGGACGTGCAGGAGCTGAAAACAAGGGTAGAGGCGTTGGAGAAAGCGTAAGGGAAAAGACGGATGATTTCGCTTTCGCAGAGAAAACAATCCGTTTTAGGGAGAACGCACGGAATGAGTCGGTATTGTTCGCTGATAATGATATCCAAGTAGTAGAGAAACAGGTAGGTTCCGCCAAAGATCAATATGAGCGTACCCTATCTACATCATCCTATCAATTTCAGGAGGCGTTTCAGGATTCTATGCTAGGGCTTAAAACATTGCAGGATGCCGTGGCAAAGGCAACGAGGAGTCGTATATTGGATTATGAGAACGCTTATATGGCCGAGAATGCCCTTTCCTCTGTTAATGAAGCTGAGTTCAACGCTTATAGGAAAGCGGCTTTCGAGCCTATCTTAAAAGCGATCTCACGTTTGGAAAAGATGGGATCCTCCATTGATGAGATAAGGGATTACCTTATAACCAAGCATGGTATTGAGCGTAACAGGGAAATGGCCGTTAAACGAGCGTTGTCACAAAACGCGGAAACATATAAATCCCTGCTTGACGAGTATATCGGGAGAAGGAATGAGATACGTGAGAACGGCGGGTCTTGGGAAGAGCAGCAATCAGAAATGGATAGGCTTGCCGAGGAATACGGAGCTAATCTTTCTGATGATTTCAGCGGATTCACGTCTATGTATCCTAACGAGGATAACACGGGGTATGATCCGGATTCCGCAAGGAGATACGTATTGGATTACGAGTCAAGATATGATACATCGGAATTATCGGCCTCTGTCAAAAGAGCCACTGACGCTATATTGGCAAAGCAACGGGATAGCGGGCTTATGAGCCAAAATACGTTTGATTCGATCAGGGATATGTATCAGTTCTATGTGCCTTTGCGTGGATGGGAGGAGACTACGGCAGATGAGGTTTACGCTTATCTTACATCCGAAAGCCAGACGTTCAACGCCCCTATAAAGACTGTCGTTGGGCGAAAGAGCAAGGCTGACGATCCTATAGCGACGATCGCTAATATGGCAGAGAGTGGAATCATGCAAGGGAATAGGAACTTGATGAAGCAAAAGTTTTTGACAATGGTGCAAAACCATAAGACGGATCTCGTGAGCGTAAGCGAAATGTGGGTTCGTCTTGACGAGGCTTCCGGTGAGTGGATCGCCGTTTTCCCGGATATACCATCTAACGCCAATCCGGAACAGGTGGAGTCTATCGTGGAATCTTTCAACAAACGCATGGAGGAGCTATCCAATGAAAAAGGATCTAATGTCAGGCGTTCAAGGGATGCTATAGGGATACCTTACAAGATATTGCCAAAGGACTTGAAGGAGCATCAAGTGATCGTAAAGAGAGCTGGCAAAGAATACGTGCTTACCATAAACGGGAACCCAAGGGCCGCTCAAGCGTTGAACGGGCTTACAAATCCGGATAATACGAAAGGATGGTTCGGTACCGTGGAGAGATACGCCGGATGGCTGAACCGTAACTTGGCGGCTAACTTTACGACACGTAACCCTAACTTCATGGTAAGTAACTTCCTTCGTGACGCACTTTATTCGAATACTACCGTATGGGTCAAGGAAAGTCCTGTTTACGCTTGGAAGTTCAATAAGAATTTCGCTATGGTAAACCCGATCAATATGTATCGTCTGGTCAAGGGGTATGAGAACGGTACGTTGGATATGAGCGATCCCTTGAATAAGGCATATCATGATTTTGTAATGAGAGGAGGAGAGACTGGATACACCAATTTGAGAGACGTGGAAGCCAAGAAGAAGGCGATCCAAAAAGAGCTTCAATACTCCAAGCAAAAGGTATCTATCGGAAAGGCTTTGAAAATACTAGGCGAATGGATGGACTTGTTCAATAAGAGCGTCGAGAATTGCGCTAGGTTCGCCGCATTTCTTACTTCTAGGGAAATGGGGCGAAGCATGGATAAATCCATTTATGACGCTAAGGAGATATCCGTAAACTTCAATAAGAAAGGGGCGGGTTCAAAATTCTTGAATACTGAGGGGCAGACCAAGATAGGTAACGCTAGCGCTTTCACGTCCGGATTGTCAAGATCCATGTATGTATTTTGGAACGCTGGTGTACAAGGTATGTATAATTTCGGAAGGCTGGCCAAGGATAATCCCAAAAAATTCTTGGGGTTAGCGTCCTCTTTCTATTTGCTTGGCACGATCATGCCTATGCTCGCGGCCGCATTTGGGGATGATGAAGATGATGATTACTACGATCTTCCGGAATACGTGAGACGTAATAATATCTGTTTCCGTAACGGTGGAGGAAATTGGATTACAATTCCTACGCCCATAGAGTTAAGGGCTATATATGGACTAGGAGAAATGTCCTCTGGAATAGTTTCCGGAAAGGAGAAGTATACCGATAAAAAGATGGCCATGAAGATAGCGGAGCAAATGTCACAGGTTCTCCCTTTGGACATGATGGAGGGAGGTGGAGGATTCTCCGCTTTCGTCCCAAGCTCGGTAAAGCCATTGATTGAGGCCGGAGATAACAAGGATTGGACAGGTTTGCCTTTATATAAGGATAACGATTTCAACAAGGGTATGCCGGAATGGACAAAGGCTTTTAAGAGCGTGGATCCCGCTATATTGGCAATGACTAAATATGCCAATGAACTGACCGGAGGAGATAAATACACTACGGGTACCGTTAACCTAAACCCAGCCATTATAGAACATATATTGGACGGCTATTTCGGAGGTATTGAGGCTACACGTTCCCAGATGGTCAAATCCGCTGAAACCGCTTGGGGTAGTCGTGATTTTGACTGGAGGAATATCCCTGTTGGGAACCGTCTTATAAAAAGTGGTGATGAGCGAACGAGAAAGAAAGCCATAGATAACGCTTATTATGAGAATCTGGAGGAAATGGAGAAGATCGGACAAAGATTGAGAGGATATCGTAAAGAATTGTCTAATCCACAGAACGATAGTTTTGATATGGCTGAGTATCAAAAAAAATTGAATGATCTTATGATGAGCGATGAATATCGTAGATATATAGAATTTAACAATCTTAACAAATTGTATCAATCAATGGGTGAGTATTTGAAGAAGGTAGATGATGAAAGATTGGAAATGGAGTTATACGATTTGAAAGCTATGATGAATGAGATAGCTAATGGTAAATAGGTGAAGTGGCGGGTGACGTTGGTGTCACCCGCTATATGTTATCAAACAGATAGTATAATATACTTCATGTAAAATAATGAAGTACTTTTGTGAAACCTAAATCTATTTTACCATGGAAGAAAATATTGATATGCCTATTGAGCAAGATGTGACTATAGAGCTGATATTGTCTGTATTTAAAAATTATTCAGACTCGAAGCGGATGAAAGAAATAAAAGACATAATAGTTTCATTAATTCATCCTGATGAATTGATAGTTGACTCTGAAGAGAGAAGTCGTATAGAAAATAAAGTGGTTGAACTTATATCCATAGATAAGAGAAGAGGGGACGAATCCGAGCTCAAATATTCTAACGGTAAATATAGTAAGAGAAAAAAAAGATCAGATCCTAAACCTATAGTGGATCTATTGCCCAGCGTGGAGTATACAGGCACCGCCGGAGAATGCGCCGTGATATCAGAGCTGTTGTTTTCCGGTTACAATGCAAATAGGATGATGGTCGATGAGGGCGTAGATATAATAGCGGTAAAGGATAATATCTATTATTATGTACAGGTAAAGACTACGACCATAAAGGATGGGCGTGTTTATGCGCAGATAAAAACAGATAGGTTCAACCAATTTATGTCCGCACAAATAAGATATATTATTGTAGCAAGGTATGATGATCATGGGATTTCCCGTAATATGTTCTTCTCTTTCACTCCACAGCAAATAGATCAGGCGGCTTATGAAGGATGTATAAAGAAGAATGAAAACACGGTAAGTATAAAGATAAAGTTTAATGATAAAACCGGGAAGCCTTATCTTTATGATAACAATGAGTGTAGTTGTGCTTGGAATTGGAACAAGAAGGATCTTTTAGGATAAAATTTTAAGACTATGCCAAATATAAAGAAGAAATATATTCCTTTTTTTGTTCCCGCTTTGCTTTCAGTGATAGCGTTTTTTTATATTCCATCTCCATCCGAATTTAGCGATGAGAATCATGTGTATGTAAAAGCTTTTGATACTTATATGGAAGTTCTTAGCGTATCTACATGGCTTAGGGTCATTATACCGTTCTTTTTGTACTATATAGGAACTGTATATGAATTTTCTAAGAAAAGAGGAGATAGCGCTTTCCGGCTTTCATTATATTCAACATTGGCATTCATATCGCTATGGTTGTTCTGCATTCAATTATCAACGGAATTTCATACACCTTGTTTATTACTCTTGTTCGCTTCGGTTTATACGTTCTTTTTCCCTTGGATAGGTAATAAAGTTAATTTGTTTTAGAACCGTACTTGCTCTGCTAACGAAGTATATTTCCTATGGGATGAAGCTATTGATCGTTTTGAGGTATCTAAAATAGAAAACTCCCCAAATCCTCACGGACAAGGGAGTTTTTATTATTTAACTATAATCTATATGAATGGTTTTCAGACAACCTTAAACGATCCGATTCTCACGAACGAGAGCGTTTGTAATATCTAAATCCATATCTAAACAAAGACATACTTAATCATCATTGCCGATCCTCCCGGAATAGCAACGGTGGGTATATCCGTATTAAAATGCTTCCCAATACCACCCAAGGGAAGCGGGAAATATTTATTCAAACTATATTTTATGCCATAAGGAAAGGAGTGTGCCCCCATCCTCCAAAGCTATCCCCTTGACATAAATATACCTCTGGTTCTCACGAAAGAGCGGTATGACATTGATAAAATTATTTTATGAATACAACCTAGTGTAATATCTTTAAGTAATGACTCCGGTCCATCACGGATGAGAGCCATAAGGGGTTATAAATATATAACATACCATATACGCATAAAAAAACGTGGCACCGTCACAACTACCAAGACCCGGCGTCCCCACGCCAACATAACAGGTAGTAAGCAACGGCCCACGTCTTATATATAGATTATATATACAAATAACGTGGGCGTATTGTTGCTATCGGCTCCCTGTTATGTTTATAAATTTGGGGAATTTAGGTCTTTATAGGAGACGATATCTTTAACGCCACAATGTGTGTCACGTCTTACATTCTAATCAGTGACTACGCGAATATACTCTATTTATTTTATATTAGTAAAAAATAAGTCGTATTTTATTTATCTAATATTGATTTTTACAGGGAAAACGTTCATGCGCACGCTATAAACTCGACTCATTTTTTGGATATGAATCGATATATCCCGTTGATTCTTCTTTGATTATAGAAGGCTTAGGCATATCTTCGGATATGAGCGCACCTATCATGTCTGTCATCAATATATCGTCGTGATTGCCACGACCGGGAATATTCCCGTAACTACCGTCCGGACGTTGCTCGTATTTTGACGCTTCCTTGTACATACGCTCATCCGGGTCTATAAACATATCGTCCTCGAAAGCCACTATGAAATTATCTACCATGTCCTGCTTGGTCTTTTTGTTGGTCTGGAAGCCTATCTTCTTGTATATGCCGTTCCTTATGTCCTCGGGATCCGTCGCCGCACGCATGTAAAGATTGGGGTAGATATCCTCTATCTTTTTCAGTATGCCACGAATATGATCGCCTTCCTCCACGAACTCGGATGCCTCTGATTTTTTCTTATCAAACGTATTGCTCTCGAAGGCGAGAAGGGCGTTCTTGTAGTATCTGGCGATCTTGACGGCTTTGTAGGCGAGCCAGTCATATCGTATATGACCGTGCCATCTGGCTACCACCTCCGGCTTTCCTCCGCTGAATCGTAAATTCCACCTGTTTATAACCGTTATACATGACGGGTCTGAGTTCTTGCTACGTCCACCGACATCGACGATGACAAGATACTCGTTGGATGTCCTTGTATCATCGGGCCTCTTCCAGATTCTCAACAGGCCGTTCGGATTCTTGGTGAGAATTATCCTCTTGGTCTTCTCTGATTGGGATATGTCGCCAATGAACTCCGGGGGTGATACGTATCTTTCCCGCATCACCTCGATCGTATAGATATTGAACACGAGATTACCGGAATACTTGAAACACTCGACATCATCGGATGGTGCCTCGGATGCCATCGATGCGTGATCATGGAACGAGGCCCTTTTCTTGATATACCATTTGATGTGCTCCAGCGTAGCTCCTTTTTCCCATAGAGACCATAAATACTGTCCCGGCTCGCTATTGTCATTAGGGGAGGTCGTGACATCCCTTCCCTCTAATAGATCCAATATGAAAAGCCGGGTCTCTTTCTTGTCCTTGAATCTTATCATGTCGTTCTCGATAAAGAAGAACGGTATGAATAGCGCCTTACGGGATGACGTGCCCTCCTTGGCCATTTGGTACTCATCATAGAAATAACCGGCCATGCCGTTAGCCGTAGACTCGGAGATCTCCATGGTCAACGGTCTCTCCAATATATTCGAGTCTATGTTTGTTATAACCTGCTCCGCCGATTTGCCATCCGTTGTTTTCCAGTAGGCTACCTCCGAGAAGTGGGCCATGGCATAGTCCATACCACGTGTTGACTCGAAATTCTCATAAGATGCCACGGTTATCACGTTATCACGTACCTTGTTCCCGGACGGGTCGGTGATTATGGAGTCGGACGCCGAATGCTCGTAAGGGGCGAATTGTAACTTGTCAACACCATATATAAATCCCGGGATATTATCGAGAACCTTTTTATACATGGCCTTGATACGTTTGGCGGTATCTTTCGTCTGGGCTATAATTACGGAATACCATCCTTCCATGACGAATAGCTGTATCCACGCCATATAGAGCTGTACCAAGGTGGAACCTCCCCATTGCCGGGCTTTCAATAATATTATACGGATCGGGACTCCCTTATGCCTCATTTCCTCCAGAACGGATAGCACGTAACGTTGGGCGTAATTAAGCTCGAAGGGGATCATTTCTCCCGCCTCTTTCGACTTGATCTTAAATAACGAGAAAAAGGCGAAGGACGGGTCTCTCGAGCAACGGGCCCAAAATAGCATGTTGGCCACGTCCTCCTCATTTATCCCATCTGAATCCGGGTACAGCTCGTTGAACCTTATCGTGTAGTCCTTTATGGAACCGGCTTTCAGGACATCCTGATACAGATCGTTCTTGAAAACCTCCTCGGTAAGCCACTGTACCCTTATGGGGTAATCATCTATGACAACCCTATGGCTATGCCCCTCCATTCCACGCCCCGTGAATTGGTCGTGCGTGCCGAATATATTTTTCAGCCTCTTGTTATTCTCGGCCAATATAGACTCAACCTCTTCCGTGAACGCTAATTTTCTGTATGACTCCATAGATGATATAGGCTATTAGGAATGACAGCAAGTGTATCCTCCAGTTGAATAAGGGGATAAACGCCATGACGATATTGCTCAATATTATTCTCCAAAGGCTTAGTTTATAGGCGTGATATCTGCGGGCGTAACATCCCATGATAAATCCGGACATGCCGCATGTAGGAACCGGCAATGAGGCTAGTGGTACGAACGAGGCCAAGACGCAAGACACGTAACCGATCAGGCATGTTTTCACACGAGGCTTAAACTGGAATAAGGCGATAAGATTTAATGATAAATGAAATATGTTGGCGTGGGTGAACATGTAAAGGAAATGGTCGTATGGAATGGAATTGGTATCGAAATAGAAATGTTTACCTGCGAGTTGGAGTATGACGCTTGTCAAGGCGATTATTAATGAAGGAATCAGTCTTTTTAGCTTACCTTCCATTTTTCCTTTCCCGGTTGATGCGTTGTATTATCGCCAACGCCCGTGAATAGGATATGTAAAAACAGGGGGCCGTTTGATAGACCGCGAAAGAGGTGATGAAATAAACGGAGCTTCCCTTGAATTCTCTCTTTTTCTCCAGCTCTTTGTAAATCTCATAAATGTCATCGATCATCTTGTTTCTGATCGATCGACCTTTTTCCTTGGTCTTCCCTTTCCTGATCAGCAGGATTCCCCTATACGCTTGAAGGGTGGAGATCCAGAACCTAGAGGCATGGGAGGATATAGCCCTCATTACCGCCTCTCGGTGGGATTTCACTTCCCTCATCTTCAAAGCACGTCTGTAAGCTTCGTAAAGCTCCATGTCCCGCTCTGGGATGAAATCTACGCCATTAACCATAAAGAACGCTTGTTTTGGTGAACATCACAAAGATAGAAAATAGATTCACATGTTTGATTATTCTTAGGGTCCATGGGTTAAATAAAATAATCAAAATAACAAAACGGATATACCTTATTATTTTCCTTTGCCTAAAACAAAATCGATTAAGGTATGGCAGATATATCTAACAAAGAGAGATTCAGGCAAAGATACGCCAAACGGAATCCGGATCTTAACATGGATGACGAGGAGGCTTACTATGGCTCGGTCAACCAGTTCATGGACGAGTATGAGGGTTACGAGGGAAACTCTAAGAAAATGCGGGAGAACCTATCGAAGAGTCCCGCTTTCGCCGAGTTGATGGTAGCCGCTAGGGATCAGGATGATTTCGATCCCGTGGTGTGGATGGTACAGAACAAGGGGCTTGACTTAAAAGCCTTGGCCGATGATCCCGATTATTCGCAAAAGCTGGCAGACGCTCATAACGCTTACTTGGAGAAACTGGCGAAACAGGACGAGATCGAGAAACAAATGTCGGAGAATATGCCGGCTAGCGTGGAAGGGATAAGGGCGAAAGCCTCGGAGATGGGCCTTTCCGATGATCAAGCGGAGGAGGTTATAGGTAAGATGTATCAAGTCATGGATGATTTGATCGTCGGTAAATTGGATCCATCGATTTTCGAGATGATGGCCAAGGGAATGAATTATAACCAAGACGTGGAGGCCGCACGGGAGGAAGGCGTGGCGGAAGGGATCAACAAGAAAGTTACCGACAAGTTAAAGGATCTTAGCGGTAAGCAGGAAAGACCGAGAGGGAGGCAAGGTGCACGGCAGGAGAAGCCGGTTACGCAAGACGTGAACAATCCTTTTTTATAATAAGAATAATAACAATTAATACTTTTGCGATGAATAAATTATTTAAAGACAAGATGTTTTGGGTCAAGGCTTTGTTCTTTGTCTTGGCGGTATTGACTGGTGGAGCGGCTATGGCCGTGGAGATCGGGGAGAATGGAAGTGATACGGATCCCAATGATGGCAAGCCGTTGGAGAACGCGACCCCGGACGCAGCAGGTAAGGGTATTGATCAGCAGGGGCAGGGGGCTACCGGATCTGCGGTCACTGACGCTGATCTGGCCGAGAACAAGGTAGAGGATTACGTCAGTAAATTTCAAGCGTACAAATATCCCATGCACACGGACTTTCTCAAACTCGCCAAGCAAGTGCATGTCAACACGAAGGAACCGGAGCATTACAATATTGGCGAGGCTATAATGGATTGCGTTACCAAGGCGGCGGTGACCAACACGGAAAAGGACGCAGAGGTAAAGCTTAGCTTGTACAAGAATGACGAGAAATTATTCGCCGAGTGCAACACTGTCTTGGTTGACGGGGTTACGGGGTATGATGAGAAAGGAACATCGGACGGAAGTCCTCTGGTGCTTTACGTCGTTTCCGCGGATAAGGCTAACGGTATTATGGTAGCGGCTCTTAATGGCCCGTTGGATGATGGAGGAAACATGTATGTCCCGGATTTGAAAGCGGGTACCGGATTGCATATCATGGCACCGGCCATGAGTGAGAGTGAGGTGGAGATCGCCCCGGATTCCGCTTATCCGAAAAAAGAGATCGCTTATTTGCAGAAGAAGGTATGCCCTATCACGTGGACGGAATTCTTTGAGCGTATTAATAAAAAGGCGAAGTGGAACGTTCAGGACTTGAAAGATTGGACCTTGTCTAATTTCCGCAAGAAATGTACACGCACGATGTTGATCGGTGTCGGCACTAAGTCTTTGAAATATGGTTCCAAGAAAACCGGTACCGAGTATGTGTATTTCCAGAAAGGCGTGTTGAGACAGTTACGGCTGGGTTACCAGATCGGTTCGACGTTGGAGTTCGCCGATCTTATCGGTATCACACGTATGCTTTTCGGGAAGTACTCGAACACGAATGAGATGGACGTGTATTGCGGTACCAAGTTTATCGAGAAACTTTTGAACATTGATTTTACCAAACATAAGGATATCTCCTTTGTCAAGAAACAAAATATCGGCATTGATATCTCGTCTTTCGAGACCACTTTTGGTAAACTTAATTTCAAGGTGGAGCATGCCCTTGACGATCTTGGCTATGAGGAGTGCGCCGTGGCTTTCCCGATGTCCGAGGCCAAGCGTTATTACTACCAAAAAGGCAAGACCCTGACCGTGGATCATTCCAAGGGAGAGGGAGGAGAGGTTCGCGAGGCCAAGTCCCAATATTATATTCAGGATGATTGCTTGATGCTTACGGGTTATAACTCCATGTTGATCGGGCCGGACGTTACGGTTAGCGGATACAAGCTATCCATGCTTGACACGGTCGTTTCCAGCGTAGCTTCCCTGAGTTCCGTATCTACCCCGAAAAAGGACGATGTTGTCTATTTGACCGTAGCGGACGATACGCACGCCGTCGGATTGTATGTATATGACGGTACCGCATGGAAACCATACAAGGGAGAGATTAACGTGTAAACTGTAATATTGTCAAACAAGACCCACCGGAGCAAACTCACGGTGGGTCTAATAAAATCAATCGAATGATCACGAAAACATATGAGTTGGTAGGCAAGGATAATTGCATGCTCCGTACTATATACTGCGGCACAAGGGTCAGCATGGAGTTCAAGGGCGGTAATTTCATCAATGGCAAGAACGCCTTGCTACGGACTAGCAACCCTTTCGTACAAGACGCTATCGAGAATGATTGCCGATTTGGTACGTCTATCCGGCTCGTCTCTACGTTAAAAGACGATGATGTGTCTGGTGTCTCGGTCATGAGGAACTCGAGAGGCCGGGAAAAACAAGTGAAAGAAGTCAAGACCGTAAAGAACGTGAATGACGCTATCGACTATTTCGCCAAGATGGGCTATAAGGTGGAGAACGATGATATGCTCGAGGAGTTAAAGGATAAATTAAGTGTCTCGTTCCCGAACATGAAATGATATGGATATTAGCGTGAGCGACATAGTGAGTGAGGTCAAGATCTGCATAGACGAGATCGGGCTTAATGACGCTGAGTTCCTAGGAACGCAGGATAACGAGGAAATGGACACGATTATCAAGTCCAAGATATCGGAGGCGTTGCGCTTCGTGAACGGTAACGCAGACTGGGGCCTGTTGGAACCAAACAAGATAATAACGGACGGAACCATAGAGGAAGATCTTGTCGCTCATGTAAGCTTGCCGGAGAACTACTCTCGGATTTGTTACGCTAGGCTATCATCATGGCCTTTATTTATTTCAGATCCTATCTATTGGAACGATAAGGAATACGCCACGCTGTCGGATCCATACGCAACGGGGACATGGGAAAGACCTAAACTGGCGTTGACCATGAGGCCGGGTAAGACATTGGAGCTATATAAGGCGAAGGATAAATCCGACACGTTCGAGATCGGGATCATAACGGACGAGGATATAACGGATAGCTTGGAGGTAAGCCCCAAGCTGAAAAACGCGCTGATCTATTATATATCCGGCCTCACGTTGCTTACTTACAGGGATCAGCATGCGGACAGTATGTTTAATCAAGCGTTGGTTCTTATGGGTGTCAATCCATCCGGGGCCAACTCCAATCAATAACAAGACTATAGAATCATGGTATACATATTCAAGGACAGGTTAATTCGGGTAGAGTGGACTATTTACAAGGGGATAAGCCCGGTGAAAGAGGATTTCTCCCGATCTAATGTAAAGGTTTTTCTATTAGGCAACCGGGAGAAATATCTACTTCAAGCGAGAGCGGACAAAGGTACGCTTTATGTAGACATTCCTTCAGGGTTGGAAGAAGGAACTTACTCTATCGAGGCGATATGGGTCAAGAATATGGATCATGTCTTTGATACACGAAGCGTATGCCGCTCCAAGAAAGAGGATCTTTTCTCTATTACCGAATTTGAGGACGAGGCTACGAATATCGGAGAAGGTGTCGTCGTGCTGAAAGTAAAGACCTCTACCGCCACTTATGGCTATGATGGTTTGTCCTCATACGAGCTGGCCGTATTACGTGGGGACTGGAACGGTACGGAAGGAGAGTGGCTGAAGCATGAGCGTTACGTAAGCGTACTCGATTCCCGTGGTGATAGCGAGGTTGATACCATGAGCCAAAAGGCCATTACCGATGAGTTGGAGGCACAAGACAATGCCATAGAGGATATTAGAGAAGATACGGAAAAACTTGATAATCGTGTAGAGAAAGCGGAGGACAAGGTTAATAATATGGGGGATGTCGTTGATGAGATCAAGAGCCATGCCCCGGTATCAGCCCGTCCCGCCGGTTTCAAGCCGGACATCGACCTTACCCCGGAGATCACGGTAGACCGTGCTTGGAGAGACCATGAGGGTAACGTTATCCGTGATACGTATATCACCCGGAGGGGATTGAGGAACGAGATAATCGACATCACCAACCAGCAGGTAACGGACTTGAAGCCCGGTTCCGTCGATCCGGACGATCTTTCCGAGGCTACGAAGCAATTGATCGGTAACAAGAGCATCACCAATCTTCCGGACGAGGAGGATATAACCGTGACGGATAATCGGACCTTGAAGTTGAAAGATAAGGAATACGCCCCGAAGGATTACTCCGGCATGGGACGTGTGTACCTTCGGAAGCATTACGTGAACGGCGTGAACACGCTCACGCAGCACATGATGAGAAAGCCTAATACCATCTACATCATCCAGTACGACTACTGCTTAGCCGGGCAGACGATCGAAGTGCCGGAGAATTGCGTGCTGGATTTCCAAGGGGGGAGTTTGAGGGATGGAATATTACAAGGTAATAATACTATTATTAAAGCATGTTATAATATTTTCGATGGTATAACTTTTATTGGATCTTTTGAATGTTCATTTAAAGCTTTGTGGTTTAATGTTAGTTCAAAAAACATAGATAATTCTCCTTTTATTATGGATATGTTATATCGATTAAAGGGAGTTGATAAATCAATAACTCTTGATTATGGAGGTGTAGTTGTTGATTTTGAAAGCAATAGCGTATATAGGTTGTCATCTTCTATTGATTTAACTGGATTCTCTCTTTGTCTTGATTTTAAAGGATGTATATTTCAACCCAATAAAGATTTTTCCGGAGATTATGTAATTGGTGTATTCTCCTCTTCCGCTTGGAATGATGGATTTTGGGGAGGTGTTATAAAGAATCTTAATATACAAAATGATAATAGATTAAATGTGGGAGGAATATACTTAATACATAGTTTTAAGACTTCTTTAGAAGGTATTTATACATGCAATATGCATAAATCATCCTGTTACATAGGAGAAAATTGCGCTGAACTAGTATTAAGAGACTTTAATTTTAAATTTGATTACTCTTACTCAAATAATGCTCCTATAGATGTGGATAATATGCCCATGTACTCTGGTTTATGTGTAAGATCCACAGATGTGTTTATTAGTGATGGATTTATTACACATTATCATATCGGAATGTTTGTTGATGCTGGGTCAAACATGTTTAGTCGTATTCATATATGGGGATATAATGATAAAGTTACCGACTTACCTCCTCATACATGTAATATCGGGGTATATCTTACAAAATATGCTGGTGTGTCTAGTTATTTTGGAGTAATTACAGATGATACTTACCCTATTGATAATATGAAAAGTCCTAAAGATATAGTAAACGGAAGATTAAATGGAGGTGTGGGATTCTTTCTAAATGATGCTTATTCTAATCTATTCTCGGGTTGTAGGGGTGTTGGTAATTCATATCAAGGAACTTCCAATATAATTAAATTTTTCTATATAGCATCAGATAAACCAGAAGATTGCAATTGGGATAACGCTTTTGTAGCTTGTTCTAAAAGTGGAAATGCATATACTCGTGATGTTCTTAATTATAGCCCAGATATCCCGGAAATTTCTCAAAATAGATCATCTTCATTGGCATTAAGAGGAAAAAATGGATGGATTTTTAATAACTATTTTACACAAAATAATTATCAAAACTGGTATACATTTAATACAGATGCTAAAGGGGTAAATAATGATGATATGGATTTTGTGTTAAGATTTGTAAAATCAGGTAATTTAATCGGCAGATTATTCTTTTCACAAAGACCAGACAATAATGGTAATTTAAATTCCAGTTTTAGGATACTTACGAACAATAATAATGGATTAAGCATACAGGATAAATATGAATGTATTGTCCCAGAAGGTGGCAATGGCAAGTTGAAATTTGGTAATTTTTCAAATTCTCACGATTATAACTTCAAATATGTCGCAGGCAATACTATTGGTAGTGTAGGATACTCTGATAGCGAAGGAGGACTGCCTGATGATTTATTAGGAGGGGAATATGGGCTTCTGTGTTTTGATAAGTCTAGGATTGAATATAGCTTATGGAATGGCTATAACTGGGTAAATATAAATGGAACAAAGGTTAACGAAAAATCATTAAAAGGGAAAAAGATATCTATACTTGGAGATAGTATATCAACATATGATGGTTATTTACCTAATGGATATCCTGCATTCTATAATGATGCAAATTTAGAAAATGTAAATAATACTTACTGGATGCGCTTTATTAAAGCGACAGACGCTACGTTGGGGGTAAACTCTTCTTATAGTGGGTCGCATGTTTGTGGAAATAGTAATGATACCACTGGAAGTGTTTGCTGTTCAACTGCGAGAATAGATAAATTAGGAGAAAACGGAGACCCTGACATAATCATCATCAATGTTGGCATAAATGATTTTGGAGGTTCTACAGGAAATAAATCTATTGGTACATGGAATAGCAAGTCTACTATTCCTTCTGAAGGAGTTCAATCAACTTTTTCTGAAGGGTATGCTCTAATGTTAGCAAAAATAATGAAGAAATATCCAATGGCTAAAATATTTACATGTTTATTAATTCCTGTGTCTAATACAGGTTATGATCAATCTTCTGCTAATGAGTATCCAATTGTAAATGCTAACGGAGACAGTCTGTATGAATTTAATGAATGTATAAAAAGTGTGTCTAATGTCTTAGGTGCTTGTATCGTCGATATGTATTCTTGTGGAATGAATATATATAATTCTAAAATATTTTTAATAGATGGATTACACCCAAAGATTAATGGGCACAAGTTAATGTGTGATAGTTTGTATAAAACGGTACATAATTCTTTTATGGAAAGAAAGAAAATATTCCAAAAAGATAAAGGAGAGTATGAAATTATATAACAATACGGCGAACTTATACTTTTAAATTAACAAGTTGAAAATCATGGAACAATTCATATACACGATCATCAGAAAGATATTCAAGCTTGTATTCTCTGTTTACAAGCCGAAGGTAAGGATATTGTACAAAGGCCGTAAGAACATCGATCTTACGGAGAACGGCGATCAGCGCATAAGGGTAGGTAAGCCTTTCTATCTGGCCGGGAACATCTACAAATTAGATCAGTTGGATAATAAGAGCGTATTCAAGCTAGCCCTTTACAAGAAGGAAGGCGAGGATTGGTCAAAGGCTAACGACCTTGATTTGATCTTGAGACTTAACGCCGGCTACAACATATTTTACGTATAACGAACTAAAGCACGATACATCATGGAAGAGCGAAAAGATATTTGCGAGGGTTACGAGAGGGATAGCGTACAGCAGCTAGACAAGCTGGCCAAGGATAAGAACGAGCGTTTTCCGATCTATCCGTTGACATACATTCAGGCCGTATATGACGCTAGGACGAAAGAGAGGCTTGATTCCATATTGTGGAAATGCAACAACGTGTATTTGCCTTGGATGGGATCGGCGGGGGATACCCGTATACAATTGCCTTTCTGGATGAGAAGGAAGGGTATCATAATCACTTACAAGAACCTTGACGAGGAGACGATAACCGAGAAGCTCACCTATGATCTTTGTATCGCTGATGATTTCTTCCGTCTAGACTCCTCTTGGACTAGGATAACGGACGCCCTTCCGGTCGGGGGTAACATAACCATAGGCTCTAACGGAAATTGGTTTCAAGATGGCGTTGATACCGGCTTCAAGGCACAGGGACCTAAAGGGGACAACGGACAAGTTCCACACCTTCGCTTGGCTGGTGGATACGTAAAATATAGCTACGATGAAGAGATATGGTATGATCTTTTTCCGCTCATTGACATAACCCCAAGCGTAAAGGTGGGTGAGGTAAAGACGTTACCCGCAGGTAGCAAGGCTTCGGTAACGAACGTTAGTGGGGATAAGGACGCTATTTTCGACTTTGGAATCCCTATGGGAAATACTGGGGCCAAGGGAGAGAAGGGGGATGGGTATGATTTGTTGGGATTCATGGATACGGCGGATGCTTTGCCTTCCACCGCTAATATCGGTGACGCTTACGCTGTAGGAACTTCCTCCCCATATCATCTTTACGTATGGAAGGACAATGTTAGTAAGTTCGTTGATATAGGCTCACTTAACGAGATAAAGGCCTCTATCTTTGACGGGGGTAGGGCTGATAGTAATTATGGTGGGACAAGAACCATCGATTGCGGTGGGGCTGACGCTTATTTGGTGTAACTCATAAATTATTTACCTATGGAAAGAATTCAGTTAAGAAGAGATACGTCGACAAGATGGAGAGAGGTGAACCCTATTCTCATGGAAGGTGAGGTCGGATTTGAGACGGATACCAGATTGAGAAAGATCGGTGATGGCGTGAACCGTTGGAATGACCTTGAGTATTTGAAGGCAGAAGGTATCGTACAAGAAATTGGGGATAGCGAGGATGTATCCATTAGCCAGAAAACGCTTTCTAATGAAACATTTTTGAACCGTGTGGACCTAAAAAGATCGAATGATTTAGACTTGTGTACGCAAATCGGAATTTATACATGGACGAATGATGAGGTTCCTCTAAATTCCCCGGTACAAGGCTTAGGTTTAATGAACGTATTCCCCTATCTCACAGATAAAGATATTTTAAAACAAAGAATTGTCCAGCAAGTCTTCGATTATTATGGGAGAATGTATGTCAGGTATAAAGGTAGTGAGGAATGGGGCGATTGGAACAGGCCTGCGGAAAAATCCATATTGGATAACACCGTAGACAATACTTTCACTTACAGAAGAAGTTTAAATTCGGATAACAATTTAGATGAGATCTCTCATATCGGGATATACTCGTGGATATCGAGCTCGGTTCCTCAAAACGCACCAGTTAGTTACGGAGGCGTACTTCTATTATTCCCTTATTTCCGGACGGAGTATACCGAGTTAAGCCGTACCGTGCAAATAGTCATAGCCTCAAGCGGGAAGATGTTCTCCCGATATCGTACCACATCGGGTTGGGGTTCTTGGGTCTCTGGAGGATCGGGAGGATCTGGAGAGACTTATGAGGATCGATTGATGAGGGCGTTTTTAGATAAAACTTTCACGACGTGGCAACCCGAAGGTAATATACCTCGTAATTCACAAGATTTGTCATATTACAGTGGGGCTATAAGTGGGCTCCCTTATAGCTCCGTGTTTAATTTTGGTAACGACATTTACTATAACCGTGGTCTCTCCTCCTTTTTTTCGGCGGTAAAGAATAAGGGAAGTGTTTTATATAGTAAAGGTTACGGACAGGACACTAGAAGAGGCTCTTATTACGGTACCGTTTGCTCTACTTTTGGATCTTATATATCTGGTCAAAAGATATATTATACCACGACGGAGATTCCGGAGGTTGCCGAGGAGATCACCTATGTTGATATCGAGCAAATAAACATAGGTGATATTTTGTGGACTTCCGGGCATTGTAAGGTTGTTTCCTCTGTCAATGTGGATGAGGATGGCATCTATAATATCGTCGTTACGGAGCAAGGAGGATATAATATGATGGAAACGGTTTACGATAAAGATGGGTTTGAGAAAATCCTTAAAGGGATAGATCCTCATGATAAGAGGGTCTTTAAATTATACCGCTTCCAAAATCAAAGGATACCGGTTTTGCCTAAAATAGAATATAGCGAGAATGTCATTTCTGAATATGGGGATAGGACCTATTTTGAGCAAGGGCAAGATGTCTTTATAGCGGTCAAAGACGGGGATCATATTAATATTTCTGATGGAAGCAATACGAATAGATACCTTTTATCGGGAATGTCCTCTAAAATCGTGAACGGGATCGAGCTATATAACGTGCGACCATATCTATCAGGGACGGCAGAGTATGATTTGTATACCGATAATGATGATCTTCACGCTAAACTATCTGTGATAGAGATGGGTGATGTTATCTTGGATGATATTACCGTGAGGTTGACAGGATACAGCGACAATGTAAAACCTAGCTGGTATAACGTAATATACCTAATAGAAGCGGAGGAAGGAGAGTATCCGTATTTTCCGGCCCCAGAAGGATACATGGGGCATAATGCCGTGATGTGCAAGGATTTCATAAAAGACAATACTTTTAACGTAATCATGAGGGATGTGAAGGATTATGCCTCTGGATATTACGTCAGATGTTATTATGACACGAAATTCGGATTGGCTTATAAGGATAGTAATATCATTATGATAAAATAATTTATAGATATGGACAGAGTATTACAAAGAAGAGATACGGCATCGAACTGGACAAAGTTCAATCCGGTTCTTTCCGAAGGCGAGATAGGTATTATTACCGATGGTGGTAAAGGCTATAAGATAGGTGACGGTGTCACACATTGGAATGATCTGGAATACCCATCTAATCCAACCAGTGTTGTTGGCACGATCGGAGATAGCGAGGTTGCCGTGATTAACCAGAAAGGCGTATCCTCTTTGGTCGGCCTAGACACGTACCCAGTCTTCTCCGACACGAAGGACTACGTAAAGGGCGAGATTGTCAATTACGGAGGCCTCTTGTACGAGTTCACGGCTGATCATGAGGCGGGAGGATGGAATGAAGACGATAATGAGTCTATTTCTTTCAAAGAAATAATTAATAGGTTAATTAATATTGTATCAAATCGAATCAACTTAATTAAAGGCAAAGGAACCTCATTAGAAAGACCTATCCTATCGGAACTAGATGATGGAGGTTTGTTTTATGATACCTCCGTGAAAAAGTATATCTGTTGGGATGGGACTAAATGGGTAAATATGGATGGATCAGAATTAAATTGAAATATATGTACCGCTACTTCTCCTACATATCCGACCTCGCCAACTGGGCCAAGTCTATCGCCATAGCCGCCGTGGTCACGGCGATGGACTTCGTGTCGCCGATCGAGAACTTCTTAGTGGTGATATTATCTCTGGCCTTCATCGATACGTTCTGGGGGTTGGCTGCGGATCACGGGGATTTCCGTAAGAGCAAGTTCATCCGTAGCTGGGTGTACATGCTCGTGTATTTCCTGATCATCATTATCTCGTTCTGGATAGGCGTGATGATGGATATATCGGAGGATAACGCCAAGGCTTTCGTGTCTTGGATCACGTGGGCGATGATATGGTTTTACGGAACCAATGTCTTAAAGAACATGGGCAAGGTATTCCCGGATAACAAGGTGATAGCCTTCTTGTATTGGGTTGCCGCCGTGAAATTTATCAGCAAGGTCAATTTCTTGGATGAGTATAACAAGACAAAGAATAAAAAAGGCTCCCCAGATCCAAGAGGATAGGGGAGCCGGATAAATTTTCGCTTCCCGCCTCTCACAAGGAAGGATAGCAAGGTTAACAAAGCGCATAAAAGTATAAAAAATAATTGATATGAGAACGATTAACAGGAAAATCAACTTGATCGTGATCCATTGTTCGGCCACTAGGGTAGATAAGGATTATACCCCTGAGCAATTAGAGAGAGACCACAAGGCGAGAGGATTCAACTCCGCGGGTTATAACTATTATATCCGGAAGAGCGGGGAGATAGTATCTATGCGTCCATTGGAATTGATTCCGGCTCATGTGACCGGATATAACAAAAACAGTATAGGAATATGCTATGAGGGTGGTCTTGATCCGGACGGGAATCCGGATGATACACGTACGGAGGCACAGAGACAGTCGATTATAAGGCTGTTGTTGGATTTGATCGTACAGTTCCCGGATAGTAGGATCTGCGGTCATCGTGACCTATCCCCGGATCTTAACGGTAACGGTAAGATTGAACCGGGCGAGTGGATGAAGATGTGTCCGTGTTTTAATGCCGAGGAGGAGTATCGCAATATATGAAACCTTGGCAAGTAATATTAATACTAGTGTGCTTGGTAGCCAGTTTCACGGCTGGATACCATATCCGGGGGGATGTGGCTAGTGATTCGATATCCAAGACCGACACGTTCATCAAGGTGGATACGATACATGACAGCATCCCGTACCCGGTTTATGAGACACTGGTAAAAATAATACCGGAGCCATTCCCTGTTTATATCACGTTGGACGGTGACACGGTCATAGAACCTATATATGTTCCTATGCCGATCACCCAAAAGGAGTACAAGACGGATGATTACCGGCTGTCAATATCCGGCTATAAGCCTAATCTTGATTACATCGATGTATATCGCAAGACTGAGTATATAACCAAGACGATCACCCCCCGTAGATGGGGAATAGGTGTTATTGCCGGTTATGGGATCGGGAAACATGGACTATCACCTTACGTTGGATTGGGTGGATTCTGCAGGATTTGGTGAGGCCTCCATGACTCACGTCCGGGAAGCCCCTATTAACTAGTAATAATAATTCGTCATATGAATAACAAGGGTTGACGTTTTTTTGTTCATGGTTAATTTAATATTAGTTTGATGGTGACTTCGTGAGAACGAACCGGAAAGGGAAGATAAAGAAAAAAAAGAATCTTCCCTAAATAATCGGATCGGAAGTTTGATTATTTTTTCATGCCACGCACGACGGGAAGATTCTTATATGTCTTTCTGCCGTGCATTTTTTTGCCCGGCTTTGATAGTAAAACAAACCACGAAATAAAAAGTTTATGAATAAGGTGGAAATTTTTTACAAAAAAGTGATAGAGGCTGTCTGCAAGGAGTGCGGAACCGATCCGGTAATGATGTTTAGCAACAATAAGGAGAGGAGCGTTGACGCTAGGGGAGTGGCTATAACCATACTGGCCGATCGCAAGTTGAGCGACAATATCATATCCGATCTGACGGGGATGACGAGGCAAGCCGTGAACCGGATGCGTAATTTGTATCCGGACAGGATAAGGAGGAGTTACTATCTGAGAAGAACGGTGGAGAGCGTCAAAGAGGAGCTATCCGGTACGGTCTGAGGGTGCGTTATGTTGTAAGACATGTGATTTGTCTATGAAAAAATTTTCATATAACAAAATTTTTTGCGACATTTGCGGCGTAAAAGGTGATTTTGTAGCCTCGTCAAGTAACCAGCCTTGGCAGAGGCTTTGTTGTATACGAAAAGTTTCATTATGGAAATATATATGCCACATGCGGTAAATGATATTAGGATAGGAGAAGCCTTCAATCATCTATTCAGGATAATCCTGAAAATGGAGAATTCCGATGATGATGATTTCATATGGAACTTCCAATATACGGCATTTGTGACTCCATTTTTCTTATTGCCTCTTATGCTTTATAGAGATAAGTGCGGTAAGAATGTGGTTTGCAAGAATATATCGGACAGTGTTAAAAGCTATCTGGACTCTATTCATTTTGAAGGAGGTGTAGTAGCTGACAGTGTTAGTGATTTTCATAATTATATGGAATATTTTTCTATGAAAAAATATATTCCTATAATAAAGTTCCCGGGATGTAAAAGCAAGGATAGCATAAAAAACGATATACTATCTGTAGCAGAGAATATAATGATAAGGCAATTAAATATTGAAGGAGAGTTGAGAAAGGCTTTATCTTATATGCTGACTGAGACGATTGACAATATATCTGAACATTCAGAGAGTGAATTTGGTTATATATTTGCTCAGTATTATCCGTCAAAGAGTTATATAGACATTTGCATAGCGGATAATGGTATAAGTATACTGGGTAGTTATGTTAAGTCTGGCAAGGGAGGTATAACTAACGATGTGGAGGCTTTAAAAAGCGCGGGAAAGGGTATATCGACTAAAAATTTACCAGATACCGAGAATCGTGGTTATGGTATAAGTACTTGCAAGAGAATGTTGTCTAAGGGACTTGGAGGAACATATTTTTTGCTGTCTGGGCAAGCGTTTCATCTTATGTCAGAGGAAGAGACATCATATATAGGACTTCCTGATTATATAAAATGGGATGGAACTATAGTGGCATTAAGGATACCATATAAAGAGGAAAGGATGTTTAATTTTTATGAATATTTAGAATGAAGATCATGGAAAAGACAATTGTGATATCAGAATTGATAAGGGGAGAGCTTCGTTCTAGGACAGAAGCTAAAAAAATCTATATAAGGGCTAAGGATTTGAATAGCCCATGTGTACGTATAGATTTTAAGGATGTATATTTTATGTCTCGATCATTTGCGGATGAGTTATGCAATACAATAGAGGCTTTGGCCTTGGATAAAGTGAGGGTCTCTATGGAGAATGAGAGCGACTCTATAGATCTGATGATGAAAATAGTAAAAGGTAATAGAAATAAACCGAGGAATATGCATGAGGACAGTGAGGTTAAAGAATTTTCGGACATGGATTCATTGTCAGAGTTCCTGTCTACCATATAAAATTATTTCATGCTATATAAAAGAGAATGATATGAAAAATTTAGATGAAAAAATAGCTAAGGAGTATAATGAATTCCTAGAAAGGAATAGTTTTGATAAATACTCAGATAGAAAAAACATATATCTAGTCCAAACACGCTACAATGCATGTATTGGAAACAGCCTTGCATAAATTAGGAGAAGAATTATTGGCTATAAATTTATAATTAACCGCTATCCTTATGCTTCCTATGGCCCCCAAAAATCTGGGGGCTTTTTTTGTCTCATTCCCTTCCGCAAAGAACTAGCAACAACCTCGCAACAAGCTAGCAAGGAGATATTTATTTAGCAAGGCACTTCTCTGGATTTTTGTGGTGTCCGGGATAACCCGGAATAACCATAAAATTCATGATATATGGAAGCAGAGAAAATTATTAAGGAGAAAGAGATCGTCCATGAGGATGAGCACAAGGATTACGCAAGCAAGGGCGTGGGTAACGCCGGCTTGACATTGGGTATCATTGGTACGGCTCTTGGAGCTTGGGCGGTGTCACGTAACCGTGGCGGCTTGTTCGGCGGTGGCTGGGGAGCCGGTATGCCAGAGAACGTTAACATCAACACGACCACAGGAGGCGGTGGTGGTTCCGGGGTAGGCGCTCCGACTGCGTTCATGGCTTGGGAAAAGGGCTGTGAGGAGGCGTTATCGCTTACAAACGCAATGTGGGGATTGAAAGTCTCAGGTATGCAAGCCGATTACGATCACCGCCAGACGGATATCGCCGAGAAATTCGCCTTGTGGAAGTCACAGGTAGACGCTGATTTCGGATTGTACAAGTCACAGGTAGACGCTGATTTTGGTCTATACAAGAACCAAAGAGACCAGTTCGATGTCTTGAAGGCTCAGATCGATGAATTGAGGTGTCAGGTGGCTGTAGGTTCGGCGATTCGTCCTTACCAAGACAAGTTGCTTCAATGCGAGATCGAGAAGGCGTTCACGGCTAGTGTCAATTACACCGATCGTAGAACCAGCCGTATGATCACGGGAGAATTGGTATTGCCAAATACCCCTACGGTAACAGGCTATCCTAGCTACAATCCGTGCTCATGCCCGGCATCCGCTCCGGCACCTACGGCTTAAGGTAAAGTTAGTGGCTTGTGCTCCCTAGGGGGCGCTTGCCGCTTTCCTTTTTTTAACCACTAACAGTATTATCATGCAGACAAATGTTTTTTTAGGGGGGAGTGACCCTGTATTAGGTAGCAATCCTTATAATCCGAATATAAGCGAGATAGAAGCAAACATTCAGCGTCTCCAGCAAGCGCAGCAACAGATGGAGATCCAGAAGCAACGTATGCTTAACCCTTCTGCGCAACAGGCCCAAAGCCGTAATCCGGTGTGGGACGAGATAGACAAGCTCGTTAGCGAGATGTCGGATAGCGAGTTCGAAATGGTCAATAACAATCCGGAGTATCAACAGTCCTACCAGAAGGTAATGGCTATCCTTAACCGTGAATACATGCGCGTCATGCGTCCGTTGGTGGAGGAGAGCAAGGACGGAAAGGCCGCCTTGGAGGAATTGTTGGGAATGGCCAAGAAGATAAAGAAATCGGCCTCAGAGGAGGTTAACAAGAACATGGCGTTGTTCGCTGAGTACACGGCCAAATACGCCGATATGCCATACGCCGACTTCCTTAAATTGAAGAATAGCGGAAAAGGAGGTAAGAAATGACACGTGAGGAAGGTATGCTTATCGAATTGATCGATAAGGTCAAGAGACAAGGGTATGCTATCAATACCTTAAGAGAGGAAGTGGAACAATTAAAGAAAGAGTCATATGGAACTAAAGCAACAAGCTCTAGAGCTAAAAAGCAGGCTAATTAACTCGGTGGAGATATGGGCGGAGGAAAGGGTCGACTCTTTCGTCTCCGGGAACACGGCTTTCAAGCCCCTTGGCAAGTATCTGAAAAGAGGTGTCCACAACATCCTCGTGCAAAAGGACAAGGAGATCACTGAGAAGGTGGAGGGTTTCATGATGTTCGTGGCTGACGAGAACGGCAATTATGATAAGGAAGAGTTATTCGATGACGCTATGAACGTATTCAAGAGCATGAAACCTTACAAGTTTGAGCAAGGATTCTTGAAGGGTACGATAGGGGAGGGATCTATATTGGTGGAACTTCCGGATAATGCTCTTATGAATTTTATCCTAGGCGAAACGAACGCTATCCGTATAACGGAAGCGGATTTTTTGGAGTTGAAATCAATATTTACCGAATAATAATATGAGATATGAGATACAAGGAACAGATAAGGGAGTACCAAGCCAAGGGCCTAGGCTCCGAGAAGAAGATGTGGGCCTCCATAGACGTGATGGAGGAGGCTATGGAAAAGTTAAGGGAGAAAGACCCGGGGGCGTATAAAGAGGCTATGCGTGATTTACATGAGGTGTTTTGTGGGCCTCATTATAATGAGTGCTTTGCTAGGATGGACGTGGCGGCAATGCGTCATAAAGGCAAGGCGGGAGAACATAAAGGTGAGCACTGGAATATGGAGCAGGTGGCTACCGCTATAAAAGGCATGAGCATACCGGGAAATACCAACATATGGGACGTGTACGTTGCTCTTAACGCGAACTGGCATGACAAGGAGATTAAATTCACGGAATGGTTTGACCATGACGCTGAAAAGAAAATCATCGAGGACGCTATAAATTTCTATTTCCTTGACGATGACGCTCCTGAAGGCAAGGTTTGGATTTATATGTGTGCCATGGATGACTAAGACACGATCACATAACAAGAAAAGAAACGATTCTGTAAGACGGGAGATAGACCGCCTTATAGAATCGTTGTCGTTCGAGCCTATAAACTTTCATGAGATTAAGGCTAGGATAAGGCACCTAATGAGCATAGAAGGGAAAAGAAAGTGATATTACACTTTATCCTCTATGCTGACATCAAGGCTTGTCGTGCCTTATTGAGCGCATCTTGATTAACCTGTCCGTTGATTGCGTTCATTTGATCAGCTGGGACACCTTGGATATTACCACCTTGCTCAACCACTTGTTTGTTGGATTGAATGGACTGAAGTATCTGGTCTGATCCGGGGTAATATGATAGTGATAACATTTGCTCCGCAGAAATGGCTCCGGCCATCCATAATTCCTTCACCAAGTCGTTTAACATCATTCTCGCTACCGGAGATTCAGCGGATTCCTTGATATTGACCTTGAAATCTATATCTTGGACTGTCTTCGGGTCATACTCATTATAAGTGGCATAACCCGCTGATCTCTCCATCGATATGTTCCTTGGGGATTGATAGTATTGATGGATCGTTTTCATCTTTTTACGAGCGATCTCGGCCTCGAACGTGGAGAACTTGGTTAGCAACGTAGCGATAGACGTAGTGGAGTTCTGTGTTTCCATGGCGTATCTGCTTGCCGCCGTTGATCCCGACGGGGTTTTCCCTTGCAAGGCTTCCGACACGGACGTTATATCGTTTATGAAACTCAATTGTAATTGCAATAGCTCCGTAGTACCGATATTGGTAGAGTTCGATGTTATGACCTCCGGTTTGTTCCCGCTCTTGGACGGCTCGTAAAAAATGAATGATCCGATCTCAACGAATTGCTCGGCGAACTCACGATTGGACATCCCGTCCGGAACGGAGTCTTTAGGGATCATCTTTACTCCCTTTACCGCTGATTGGATAGCCAAGTCGTTAAGCATGATCAGCCGGTTGATGTATCGTTGCTGATCTATGATAACGGAAATAAAAGGGACTGTCCTCCCATTCACCAAATAGTGTAACTTATAAACATAGGGGTGAGACTTATACTCATAAGGCGTGTCATACTCGGTAAGTACACGTCCGTCCGGTGATAGCATCTGGAAATGCCAATATTGATCTATTATATAGGTGTATTCTATCAATGGGATCTCCTCCGGTGGTAATCCCTGAGATATTCCCATACGCATACGATCCTCGTTCTCTCTCTTGATAACAGGAAGATCGCTAAGCTCTATCCTGTATATAGGATCATCGGTGTCCATGATATCCACGCAACGGTATCTAGGCTTGTTCTCCAGTGTCCAAACATGGTAGGTCCGGCACAGGTCGGCGGCGGGAGGCGTGTCAAAAGACTCGTCCATGAAACGATCTGTCTGCTGGGTTCCCAGATTTTCCATACGATTGAGCCAAGGTGAGTAAATCTCCTCCAATTGCCTGTAATCATACTCGGACTCCGCTAATACCGAGGCCAGCTCGCCTAATGTATAGTCACGGATCTCCCCGATCAAGGAATCATCCCAGTGCCTTGGATCATTGGCTTTCGACTCATAGAAGAAATAGGAAGGGTTGACCACGTAGGTGTAGCTGTCCTCTATATCGTCATGGCTAGACCATTCTTCCGTTACCACGGCGCATCCACCGCAAATAAACTCTATCATCTCAGAGGTGAGGACATCTTTCATAAGGTTATTTTCCCAGTTGGTCTGTAAAGCGTCCGTCATCATCTGCGACTTGGTATCCGCGTCTTTCTGCCGGGCGAAACATACGGGCAGGGTAGCGGTCTTAGCGTATAATCCCGCCAGCGTGTTCACTATCTTGAAAAGGTGGTTGTTTTGCAAGGCGACACCTCCCGTACGCCTCGCTATCCTATCGCGTTCCTTCATTCTTTTCCCGTCCTTGTCCACCACGATATCACCCCATTGGTCACCGAACACGTAACGGAAATTACGAAGACGGGTGGACCTAAAATCGCTAAGGTTTTCCCAAGCGTTTTGGCACCTAGATAGTAAAGGAATGTTGTTCTTGTCCGTGCCCGATATCTTGATACGCTGCTTGACGCTGTCAACAGTCGTGGGGCGCCGGGAAAACCGTGATTTAGGAATAAGTCGTTTCATGATTGGTCTTTTTAATCGCAAATAAATCGAATAAAAGCACTTGGTTTTGTCAGAATAACCAAAATAACAAAATAATCATACCTAAAGCCCTATTTTTGCCAGAAAAGGATCACAAATGACATATGAGTTTGAATATATAAAGGCGATAAATAAATGCGAGATGCTATCCAGCTTCGAGGGACGTGATCTCGTCGGGGATAGCGGGGATAGCCTATATCTAAAGGTGAAGATAACGGAGCAGGACAGGCCTCTTATAAAAACATATCTGGAACAAGCGGCAAGGTCGCTGGAGGAAGGCATGTCCAAAATCATAACCTCTTCCGCTTATTCGGAAGAAGGGTTCGTATGGGAGGTTAGGACCGAGGATACACGTTGGAATGTCAACAGGAAATTGGACGAGAACCTGTTGGACGCTCTGGTTGGTTATTCCATGATGAGTTGGCTTTCCGATCGGAAGCCTGATAGGATAGGGGTTTATAAATCTTTGTGGGAGGATATGTCCGTCATGTGCGTGAAGAACATATACAGGAAGAATCCCCCGCTATTAAAAAAAGCATGATATGGACATAAATCTAGGTTGGACATATTTAAAGCATGACATAGACCAGTGGACGTGGAGGCTGGGAGATATGAGAAAGGAGGATCCCGGTAAAAGATTCTCCTCGCAGTCCGATGATAACGAGGCCGATGATACTTTTATAAGACGCAAGATAGAGGAGGCGGTGGCGACCTTGAGGGTATCCTTGTCCGGTATCTTGGAGGATATACCCGGCGATTCGGATGACTCATTGGATACTGATGCCGTGAATTGGGTGTTGCGCATGAAGGATCGTCGTGGAGGATATGATAGCGAGCCATTGGCGACCTTGGCCCATAAATACGTGGTGTGGTTCGTCCTTTGGAATTGGTGCCTGATTTACTTTGAGGAACTAGCCGGAAAGCTAGAGGAGGAGTTAAAGGGTATAGCGTCCATGATAGAGGAAACCGCCTATTCAAGGAAAGCCCCGCGAAAGTGCAAGAGGAAGCCGTTTAAGGATATCGATGATGTCATTGTTGATGATGTCATTATAGAAACAGGAGAAATATGAGAGACAGGAAAATCATACAGCCACGTGTCGATATGCGTGGATTTGAGTTAACGATAACGCTATTGAGGTGCGAGATTGAGTATGACGTGGATTTCGAGACATGGAAGGTTGGGGATGTATCGGGCCTTCCCGGAAAGGAAAGAGCTGGGCTGGAGACCTCAGAGGAAACGGCGGATTGGATGTTTCGTCAAGTGAATGACGCGTTGTCGGAGGCTACCGGCCATTTACGGGCGTTTTCACCTTGGGTTCAGAGCCGCGCCGTAACGGACGAGGTGAAGGATGATAGGGAATGGATCATAAACTTGGTGATGGAAAGAGGATGGCGTGGGGATCCGAGGAGATTGGCCGTTTATATCCACCGTTTCGTGGTTGATAGCGTATTATCTTTTTGGTATAGGATGGTAGATCCATCTAGGGTACAGATGTACGCCTCTCAAAAGGAGGAGGATCGAAGAAATATCATAAACGAGGCAAGGGAGACACAGGTTAAGGATGTTTATTTCAGATTATAGATCATGGGAAAAGGTTTTGAGAATGGTCACATGAAGATGGGAGGAAGGGAGAAGGGAACCCGGAATAAGAACACGGAGATAAAGAATTTTTTCCGTGATTTCGTAATCGACAATCAGGAAGAGTTCAAGAAAGCTTTCCTCAAGCTAAAGGATAAGGATAAATGCGCTGTTTATTTAAAGGCTAGTGAGTTCGTGGTACCAAAGGTATCCTCTATAAAGTTCGAGGATGCTAAAAACACTAATTCCGCTATTGAGTTGTTAAAGATAGCGGCCAGTTATAAAAACGGGAATAAAAAGTGATCTCTATAAAATAAAATAGGATAGCGTATGCTCACGCACTCACTATCCTTATATCCTTAACTGTGAAAATTTACGTAAATATTACGAAATTTGCATTACAAATATATGACTTTTTTTAATTATGGCAATGAATACTGTAATTTTTTACCTAAGTTTATTATTTCTCCTAGTCTCGAACAATATCCTTGTCCCTGATAATGTATCTAAATCATATAGGTTTGAGAAATAAACGAACCGATAGTATTTAAAAGCCCTTTGCCTAAGAGATTTAAGCCGAGACCAATTTTTCCTATCCGCACTTACGAATACAGCTATCTTGATTTTTGAGGACTCCTCCTTTCGTAAACCCAACGTCCTAAGATCGACTAGTACCTTCAAAGAGAAAGGATCTCCTAACGTCAAGGCACGTGTGATCGCTATGCCTTTTCTGGTATCTTCCGAGACATATTTTTCCAGTGAGCACAAGGCGTTACCTATTTGCACTACCGAGTTTGGATAATCTTGCGCCATGGCCTTGACCTCTTCCCCTACGAAAGTGGAGAATTCCCCGGTGTCCAAAGAATATACATAATGCTTTCTAGTCCCTTTGGGATAAATATGCAATAGGGAATTCGTATAATCATAGGCAATTTTACAAGTTCGCAATGTCTCTACGAAAGTTTCCGTGTCCGGGATGAACAAATCGCTAAAATCCGGGTTGACATTAAAGAATGTCTCATCAATATTTACTCCTTCCAACGATGACGATAAAAGGCTGATATCGGAGCCTTGCAATAATTTAAGGCCACGCTCGGTACTGAATACTATAGAGGAATCCAGTTGCGTGATACTATCCGGATTATTGCAAATATCCCTGCTTATAGGTTGGATGGAGGAATACAATCCCGCATCCGATAATTGCAAGGTCCATATCCCATCGGAAGAGAAAGCGTATAAGGGAAACTGCCCGAATTGCCCTTGGGACAGCGCTTTCGTGGTGGATCGGATACCTACGATCTCACCGGTTCCCACCGTGTTTATTCCTGCCAACGGGAAATAAAACGGGTTGTTGACCTCGGACGTATATATCTTGTTTGGCATATTGACCGACTTGTCCGTTGATATTGGTGTGCTATCGCTGCCCGGTTTAAATATGATCGGGGCGTATGAGCCGAAATAGTAAGCCCCGTTCAGCGTGTTATGCGGAGAGAGGGTAACGATCGCTTGGTATCCGTCCGAATTCCGTGTTATCACCATCTTGTATGCGTTAGCGTTGGGGTAATATAGGTAATGCAAATTGATACCAAGGTTATATGAGGAGGATGTTTGAACGACGATATCCTTTTCTCCTTCTCTTATGAAAACCTTTATGCTCAACGTGCTGCTACCGTCGTTGTACGTTACCATGGACTCCGGAGGATAACCATCAAATAGTATCCTTTTTATATTAGCTATATTTAACCGCTGGTTATAAGTATAGGAATAATCAGGTATTAGCCAATCTAAATTCTGGTACCCGTCCGCGTCAACAAGTTGCTCTCGATTTTGCAACGATCCCAGCACATTATCCTCTAAAGTTAGAGAGCGTCTTTCACCCCCGTTATAACCGCACAAGTCCTCATACGCTATGCTTGCTACTTTGTAAAACAATGAATTATCCGGCACCTTATTATCCATGGCCTTTCCGGGTAAGACGAATTGATCGGTATAACCTGATCCCGGCAGGGCTATGGATAAGGCTTCCTCGAATGTATGCCTATTGTAATATCCTCCACCTATAGAGTACACCCCGAAACCGTTATCGTCTGATATCTTTTGCGCCCCATTAATCTCCCCATAATAATCAAAGGTGTATATTGGAGGCGTTATGAATATATCAAGGCTTTTAACTATGTCCTTCCACCATTCCCTTTGATTTCCCATTCCGCTGACTTTGTAATTAATGGAGCATACCACTGAGGATATAATGAAGTTTACAATGATCTTTGCGTCAAAATCCTCTGTGTCCACGTCAATAGTAAATGGAACGTGAGGAGTTACTCCGGACGATGGTATCATCAGTATCGGGGCTGATTGCATGTAAGACGTTCCGTCATATAGTCTATAAGCGTAACGAATAAAGAACGGATATATAAACATGCCTCGATCTACACTTCTCTCCCTGATAAATTTTGAGACATATCCCATCACGGAATTACTGATAGTTGATAGTTGATCTTCCGTAAAGGCTCCATCATAGGGAGGATCAACGGATACGGACAATTGTTCGGTCTTATCCAATGATCCTACCAATCCGAATGACAGGATAGGGAAGGGGGGCTTATCTCCTAATTCCTTATAAAACTCTCCATCCCAAAGTAAATATCTTATAGGATCTTCGCTTATTACAATCAAGGTGTTTCCTATGGACGTGATAGCTTTGGGAATTTTGTCATATTGGTTCGCCCCTATAAGATGGGTCGTTCCGTCCGTATCCGCATAGCGTAAAACATTCGTCTGGAAAAAGATATAGTGAAGGAGATCCTTTGTCCGATGCACGTACATAAGTATCGATCCTTCCGGAAGGGTTATGCCTAGTTCTTTTGGAGGCTGTATATTCACCAGTTCGCCATTCTTTGGTATCAGATTCACGCATTCTGATAATTCCCCCTCGTTTCCAATAGATGGAGAACGGTGTATCCCATAGGATAATGAAATATCTTGCTGTTCCATTTTTTGCGATAAAATTATATGATATAAGTAATAGGTTTTGACATATTGATCAAAACCTATTGCATTTAGATGGCCTTGATGTGCCTGTTATGATGACATGTATTTTTTTACGACATCCATATTACTAAAGGACATGGATAGAAACCGCACTGAGTCATTCCTTACGCTAGTCAATGCCTCCACGTTGTCTTCAAATGGATTTAACGATTTTATGGCGGAGACAAGATCATGCATACAATAGCATGCCAACAATACATACGATCCCATGACCTCTGAATTGTTTTGTTCAGCGGCTTTATGCAATACTTTGTCTGCGAATCCCATCTTAACCATATTGCCATTGTCATCTTTTTGATACATAGGTATATCAACTCCCATTTTGTCCTTGAAAAAATCCGCTATGGATAAATTAGCCTCTGCTTGTAGGCATCCGTATAGCCTCTCCAAATCTTTCGGGATGGTCTCTTGAACTATATCTATCCAATCATCACAGACCAACTCCCTTATGACTGAGTAAGGCTCAAGCCTGTCATTGGGAATATCCATGACTTTCACGCTTCCATCCTCGTTATAGTCATCGTCATCGCCGCCATATTCATTAACGCTCTCGACACGTTTCGAGGAAGCGTAATATTTCCAGCTCCCACCAAACTCTGTCAGGTATTCATCCAGTGTTTTTATCCATCCATTCAGCTTGTATATGAATTGATGAAGATACATTTCCCACAAGCATGTATCATAAAAAAGATCAATGCAATATCGGCTATTTTCATCATCTTTATGACGAAAAGTACGGGGTGCGGATATGATTCTCGCCATATCCAAATTCCCTAACACCTTATTGAAAAAGTTGGCCAATAAACTGTCTTCATCTATGCGTGATAACAGCTCATAAAAAGGTTTATCTCTCATTAGACTGAAATTTTAAGGTTATACAAATCAAGGATGAACTTCTTCCCGGCCTCCGTCCAATACATATGCTGGCGTGTCTTAATCTCATGATTTCAATTTATTTATTATTTAATGATTATATAGTCCCCGCAATCTTCAATATACTTTATTCCGGCACTATCAAGAGTATTCTCTATGTCCACTTGGCACAGGCAAGATTCCGGTATGATATTGTCATACCCTTCCGCTGGGATCATTTTCGTGATTTGCGGGAAATGATCCTCTAGTTGTTTAGGGGATTGTATTTCTACATCCCCGTCGTAAATAAGTACGCACATATTATTAGAGGTTAAATTATAGTTGTTTGAGTAAAAGTTTTTATGTCTCACGAATATATTAAGTTGTTTATGTTGTTTCTCGGACGAAAGGAATATCTTGCGTTGGCATGATATCGCATACGAGTCTTTTCGTTTCGCATCGTTCCCCATATCCTTTAAATTTTTATCAATATCATCAAAAGGCTTGGATGCCTATTGGCTCATGCGATCGATATATGGTGGTACGCAACAATTTCTCCCGTCCGGGAAAACTGTAGGATGATTGATATTCACTGATTCTACAGAGTCTTTTCTTTGGGCATCTAAAAATGCCTCTATCTTGCTGGCCAAGGTTATGAGCATATCCGATTGAAGCTCATTAAACTCCTTGCAGAATCTCATATCATCTTTATGCTTCTCTTCCGGAGACCGATCATCGCCTACGCTGCAATATCCGGCGAAAGAGTTTACCGGTAAGGGCCTCATAGCTTCTATAGCTAGTTTGATCGATTTTTCTTTGTTTTCTTCCATGATTTCTTACTGTTTTGCTATCAATTTCAATCTATATCCTAAATCTTTCGTTTTCTCATCCTTATCTATCAGATGAGAGTACAATTCATCCATTATGATATAAAATACCACTTTGGGTAAAGGCTTTTGAAGGTAATTTGCGAAGTCTTCAAACAATAAATGTTTGGGGGTTACTTCTTCTATTTCTTCAAAACATTCATGCAATGGCTTAAATTGTAAGCCATGTTTTTGGGGATTTGTCAACAGTTCCTTGTAGGCGTTGACTGTTTCAGGTGATAATACCATTTCGTACTTTATATTCTTAGCTGTTAGCTATTTGAAATTCAATCAGTTTTTTGTCTCCGTCTTTCATGCCATTAAAAACATGTGACAAATCTTCCGAAATAATGTCCGATGCGTCCTTCTCTGTTGTGGCAACAATCTTTACGCCCGTAGCTACGTTTGATATAATAAAGCCGTTTTTAGCCTTTTCTACTGTAATTTCTGTTTTCATACTTATTCATTCTTAATTATGAGCCTTCCCATGAAGGCTCGGTTAATACTATTCATTTTTGCTACGTTTCTCGATCATATAAATATTTTTACCATCATTTACCGTGACCAGAAATAACTTATCGCAATTTAGACATTTGCAATTATATAACCCACAGAGAAAAGATCCCTTTATGTATCTAGTCGAATGACAGAATGGGCATTTTATTGAATTATCCATGATTTTCAGGTATTATCATCCAGTGTGTAATGTCTTCATCATCAACATGACCATTTGACAAAGCCCACATACTTTTATTATATCCTTTATTCTCTCTTAACCAGCCTAAGACAAGATGTCTTATAGAATTTATATCAAATAACAGAACCTCTTCTCCGGGTGGCGGTAGCCGATCCTTCACGCTTATCCACGGGGATTTATTTGCCTGCCATTCGGCACCTGCAATAAATCCCTGATAATACGCCGGGAATGCACTACCGCTACTCCTGCTTTCAGCGAATAAATGAGCCGCTTCTTCTACCGTCTGTCTCTTATCAATATCTCTTTCCATTGTTAATGCTTATTGTTTAAATATCCACATTCCGCAAGCTTACAGAGCATACCATAGGCTACATTTAAGATTGTTGCATTCTCGTTGAAATAGAACGATAAATCCTCTAACACCTCAAACTTACCAAATAAATCAATTTTATCATATCTGAAAATCATTTCTGATATGTACCAATTCAATGTATAGTCATCTATCTGTTTTGGCATGAGAGCCAACATATCTTGCAAAGTAAAAGCAGGGATATACTTAATTACTAAGCCGTACTCAAAAGTTTCTTGCAAATTCGGCAGAAGAAGATGATATTCTTTCTCGCCATCAGGTTTGCCCCATGCCATACTTGCACTACTCACATCTACACCTAAATTAATAAGGTGTTGCATTTGTTCTACTGATAATACCTGTTCATTCATAATCATTCAGTTCTATAAGATTTACCACTAAATTTCTCATCGCCATATACCAATATATGATAACTGATACAAGGTGATTGTTCTGCTTTATCGTTATACTCTTTGCATTTAATTCTTGCTTCTTCGATTGTATCACATTTGCACATGGCGTATTCGGGATAACCATCGAAGTATCTTACGACTCTATATTCTTTGCTCATATTTATTTATCTGTTAGGAATTTCTTGTCAAGGTGTCCTTCCTTGATAAGCCATTCGATCATTTCAGTGATAGCATCAAAAAGGCTCTCCCTGCAATATGACTGGGCAAGGTTACTTCCAGCGGAATACTTTATCGTAAATTCTTTATCTCGTGGAAGCATGAATAGGTAATAGTTATATCCCTCACATTCTACTTGATCGGGCATCATCCCGATCAGCTTGGATAGAGACCAAGCCGGATAACGACCATCCATATCTAATAGCACTTGCTTGTTCATCCATGACTCGATTATCTCATCTAGGACGTTATTGTTTGACCAATCATCGGTTTCTGTTATGCGTTGCAGGTAACAGTCTGCCGTATCCGGTCTCACCCCGGCCTCTAATAGCCGGGATGATTGTTCTTTGGTTGTGCAAATTTGATTCATGATTTCTATTTATTAGCAAAATTTTAAATTCCATCTTTTCCCTTTAAGATTAGGGAAATGCCTTAATATCTCATCTTCAAGTTCCTCCTCTGATAACAGGGGAATTCTATGGTTGTACATAATATTCCCCATATATTTGCCTTCGCTATACACATGAATGGTTTTCTTTATTTTCTTCATTCTTTATCCTCCTTCTTGTTGATCGCCTCATGAAGCGAATTATACACCCGGGCGAATATTTTTCTTTGCTCTTTGTCTTTTAATGAGTTAACAAACTTGTGCATGACTACCCTTTTCTTGTTATCCCAGATTATTCGTGCCTTATCCACGCCGGATACAAACAATATATGAGGATGTCTTCCCCATTGTGTCAATATGCCATTATCGATAAGATCTGTGATCTCCTTTGGCATCAGATCCTTATTACGGGCCATGCCTATGAGCTTACCTTCCTCTCGCTCTATGGCCGACTTGGTTTTGTCTATCTCCTTTTGGAGATTGGATATAGCGTTGTTCTGCCTGTTCCATCTTCGCATGGTGGCCGGGCCGTTCCTCTTATCGTTAAGAGGTTGCCCGTTAGCGGAGGCTACATCCCCAAAGTGTTCGTTGATCTTTTTGTCTAATTTATCCTCTTTCTTTTTAAGAGAGGATTTTAGTATCTTTAGTCTACTCATATCTACCCCTCCTGAATAATTACGCACTCGATTTGTTCGTCATACGTGACATCCACCGGATCGTACTCATACTCTCCATCGGACGTGCGTATCATTACCTCCGCTTCCGGGTCTTGCTCTTGTAATAGAGCGATTAGTTCTTTATTTCTCATTCTTTCATCCTCCGGATTATATAATCAACAACGTCCTTTACGGTAAGGCATCGTCCGGGATCATCATCAGGGATCGATATGCCAAACTCTTTCTCTAATTCCATTAATAACTCTATCTCATCAAGACTGTCCATCCATAGATCATCCTCCAGCTTGGATTCCATCGTAAGTGGCGTATCTTTGTGAAAAAGTTTACTCTTTATGATCTCAAATACTTTGTTCTTTATAGTTTCTTTTTCCATTTTCATGATCGTTTTATTTATTATTGAAACATTGATGTCTGTATTATCTTTTTACCACTAGGTAATATGATTTCACCTAGGCATTCTTCCTTAAACCTTTTATCTTGGGCATTGAAATATTCCTTGTCTATCTCGGTTGCGTAAAAATCAAAACCCATTTTATAGGCGGCTATACGGCTGCTTCCGCTCCCCAAATGAGAGTCATAAATTTTGTCACCGGGCTTGGCGTAATTTTTCAAAATCCATAAATACAATGAGAGCGGTTTTTGGTGTGGATGTATCTTTCTCTTTCCGGTCTCATGCCCCATCCTATATCCATCCCACGGAATGGAGACAAGATTGCATGGGATTTTTTTTGACACGTAGGCTATCTCACATTTCGAGTATTTAAACACATCGTTATTGTTGCTCATCTTGTCCCAAACAATCAAATAGTTGGTATTTCCTAGATATTGGGTGTAATAATTATATCCCCATATGATCTGATCCTTGCTAATTCTTTTTAACTCATCGAAGTATGACGCATCCTTGATAGGGCTATTCTTATAGGATGTATCCTTGAATTTATACCCATTATTCCTTTTCTTCCAGTCCTCTCCTATACCATACGGTGGATCTACGATAGCTAGATCAAAGAATTTATCAGGAATGTTTCTCATATAGTCCATACAATCCTCGTTGTAAACATTGCTTATAGCCATAATATTTGATTTTTATTTACTCTCATCATAGATGAATGCAGCTTTCAACTATGATGAATGTCTTTCTTTAAATTGCTGTCGAATATTTTAATACACTCAAACAGGTATTTGGCGACCGTCGGATTTACCGCATTTCCGATCGATCCAACTCTGTGTGTCCAATCGCGAATCCCATCATTGATTCCAATATGCTCACGATCTGGCATTTTGTAAATCCTTTCAGAGAGAGGAAATCTACCGTGTTGTTTTGGTGGCGGGACAAATATTGTTTGAGCCTTATTCCACTCTTGAACCCTCCACGTTTGTTGTTTGATTTCGTTGGAGTAGGCAATAACGTACACCCTTTCACGATGATGGTCGAATCCAAAGGCGGCGTTCGATAGACATTGCCATTCCGCATCATACCCTGTTTTGGAAAGATCGCAAAGGACTCGCTCGAAACCTCGAACAAGGAGCATTGGGCTGTTCTCAATGATGACGTATCGAGGTCTAACTTCCCGTATGACTCTATGCATCTCACTCCATAGTCCAGAGCGACTTCCGGTGATACCAACACCTTTTCCCGCAATGCTAATGTCTTGACACGGAAATCCTCCACTAATGATGTCCACATATCCGGGGTTTGACAATTCTTTGATGTCCTCATATTGCTTTGTGTTTGGAAAATGTTTTTTTAATATACTCCTCTGGAATGGCTCGATCTCACAGTTCCACAGAGTCTCTATGCCAACCCATTCCGCTCCAGTCTCAAATCCTCCTATACCAGAAAATAATGATCCATGTGTCATGTCTCTCTCGTTTTAGCAAAAACCACGCTTTCATGATCCGGCCTCAGATGGGCCATGCAAGCCTTGCTGTACTCGCAATCCCTAGCTCCATCGCCCCGGAACAGGCATCCCCTGCATACGACCGCTTTCCCTTGGTATATTGCCTCGAAGCGCTTGACTTGCACCCTGTTTGTCCCGACTTGGATAACAAAGCCGGTAGGGGTGTTTCTCAATCTCTCTGTTATTTCCATGTTATCTTCTCCTGCTTTCTCCGTTTAGGATTATCACGTTAAAACTCTTGAACCTGTCCACCAGCCTAGCTCCGAAGCGATTCTTGAAATCCGTGACGGATAGGTTGGAAGTGATATGATACTTCTTCTGATGGGACTGGTATATCTCGTACCTAGCGTATAGGAACTCGTCTATTACGCTGTCAAGGCTGGTGCCGTAGCTTTTCTGGTTCTCCGTCTCAAGACCGATATCGTTAAGGCAGATATCGAACGGGTTCCCTTCCATGCTCCCTTTCCCGGCTTCCTCGTTGTACGTGAACCTGTCTATGTGACCATGGATCTTGTAATAGTTCATCATCTGGGTCACGGATAGGTTCACGAAGCGTTTGGGGTTATCCGTCAATTTCAGGTAATCGGCGAATATCTGCATCATGAGCGTTTTGCCCGTTCCCGGATCTCCCACGATAAGGAGGTTCTTGTGCAGCTTATAGTTCTCCTCCGGGAATACGGACTCGGCCAACGGGCAATCGTTGAAATAATACAACAGGAATCTCAAAACCTTGTCATTCCCCCTGTCTGTCTCGAATTGCCGCCTCTCGATCCCTAGGTAATTACAACCTAGCGCCTTTATCATCCGGGCGTGGCTGATGTACTCCGTATCGTCCGAGAGATCGTACCTAGAAACGTTCTGTATAGTCCTTGCGTGCTTCTTCACTAGGTTGAACACCTGTTTTTGCTGGAGCCTCTCTTTTTCCATAGGCCTCCGCATGGCTTGTATAGCCTCCGAAAGTTTCTTTTCTTGTTCCTCCATTTCTTTGATTATAAGCCCTTAGTCCTGTTCCCTGCCACCAATAGGTGAATCGTCTCTTCACGTCATCTATCGTTTTTAGCGTATCGCCTTCCCCGGTGGATACCATCCAAGCTAGGAAGTTATCCAGCTCGCCGGGAATGAGGTCATTGAAAGCGACGCTCAATCCCGATATCTGGCAAGCGTATCTGCGCCATTCCTCGTCCCCCAATAACTCATTCTTGAAATTCTCGAAAAGCGTCTCACGCGTATTAAGACTCTCTCTTAAAGTATTATCTTTATTATTATTTGGGTTATCGATGGGTTGGCACTGGGTTGTTCTATGGGATATCAATTGAGTTATCAAACTCTCTAAGTCGTTTATTGAAAGGTTGTTTACTGGGTTGTTTTGTGGGTTGCTTGTTGGGATATTACCATTGTATTCGTTGTATTTAACAAGAGTTATGACATTCATCCCTTGGCTTTTATCCGTAGTTATCATTCCTTTCCGTTTTAACTTGGCAAGAAATGTCTTGACTTTTTGTTCTCCCCATTTCCATTTACCAGCGAGGAAACGGTTTGAAGCCGGATATTGTCCTCTCCCATATGTTATTTCTCTACCTCCGATACATTCAATCGTGTCGGTTGCCTCAAATCGTGCCGATTGTATTAGATCAAGCCACGCTTCGCACTCCGAGAATGTCCGGGCTGCTTCCCACATTTCATTAGAAAAAAACTTACGAGAGAGCATAATGAAACCCTTATCCATATATTAAAAATCAAAATCCGGAGACTCTCCGCTCTGCAAGGACTTTAGTTTCTGGTCTACAAGGTGGTTTACATCCCATATGTTTACAGGTTGTATTTGCAGGTTCTCCGCCATTTGCCTTGCTACTTCCTCGGAGACAGGATTTATAGCGTATATGGCCCCCGATGAGAGGAAGCGGGTGAAGCCGGGTTGGTTACTTGTATCCGGAACGTCTACCCGAAGCATATTGGTACCGGCCACATTCTGTTCCGTACATCTTCCCGCTATCCTTGAATGGCCGAATAACTCGACCACGCACCATAAATCAAATTTCTCTTGTTCCATATTATTTTCTATTTTTAAAAGTGTTACAAAATCTCGTGGAGTTAGCTACCCGTCCAGCATCATGTATGATGCACCAAACGCATAGCCCCTTGTGAGGATGTCCGTTGGCGCAATCGCCACATTTCACCTTTTCTTGCTCGTCTTTCTTCTTAGCCATTTCAATCCTTTATGCCTTTCTGATCCCTCAAATCCTTTATTCGTTTCTTGTAATCTTCGATCATCAATTGGTAATCGAATGCCGAGAGTTTAGAGATAGAGTGCTTTTTCACCTCAAGCTCGTTAATTACTTTTATGCCATACTTATTTATCAAGCCCTTGGCATAACCGATGTTGTTGCCCTCGTCGAAACGGTTGCAAGACCTGCATTGAGCGTTGCAGTTTCTCTCGCTGTATCTGGTACCCATATGTGACCGGTTGACGAAATGTCCGCAATCTGCCTCTTTCCAATGCACGATCTTCCCACAGCTTATGCAATGGCAATAACCGTTGTTGTCAGCATCCCTTATTCTTATAAATACGGAGAATATACGGTCTAGTCTGTTCTTTAAAGAGGTTATGTTCTTTACTTTTCCCATGGATGTTTTCTTTTTTCGTTTATTAATAAGAATCCTGCCAAGATCACTGCTATAAGTCCGAGTATTGCGGTGATAAGGTATATGGCCATTGTCAAGTGATCTAAATCTTGTATTGTTCCCATGATTATATGTTTGTTATTCGTGGACGGTGCCGGGATCGAACCGGCCTCTTTACGTCATGCGCACTCCGTAACGTTTCATCCCGGAATACTTACCGCCCGAAATCCCCGCATATCCTCACGGACGGCGGGGATAATCATTAACTAACCCAAATCTAATACCATGAAAAACACACTCTAATATTAATATCCTTAGTTCTGAATCTTTATTAAATCGGGTATCGCTCCATAAATGGGGGTACGACCATCCCATTTGTCGATAAACTGCTTATAAAGAATTTCTTTAGTCAATCCTCTCGAGGTGATTAACGCTTGTTCCGTTTTCAATTGCTCCAACTCGTTGCGTTTCCGTTGCTCCGCTATCTGCTGGTCTAAAACCGAAATATTGGTGTTAACTTCATTCCTACTATCAATTTTCTCGCGAACCGCCTTGGAAAACTCTAATTGCGCTGAGAATGTGAGTAATTGAAGACCTCTTTTCTCGAATTCCTTATCTACAATCTGCTCAAGGCGCTTCTCAAAAAGAAGAGAACCTCCGTCTGCCATTAAGCTATCGGTCTTATGTTTACGGCTTTCCTCCTTGATCAGGTCATAGATGCGAGGTTCTAGTATGTTATCCTCCAATGATTGCATGAAACCGTCTTTGCCTGATTCCGTATCGGCCTTGTCTATGTGCTTGTTATCGAAAACAACGTCTATTGCCCTGTTTTTGATAACCTTGTAGGAGTAAGTGGGGCGTGCGTTAAACTCCGTATTGTCTGCGGCTTTTAACGTGACAGGGCTTCCGAACTCGCCTCGTTGGTCGAATAGCGGGACTTGAAATAATTCCGTGCCCCATTCCCAAGTTGAAACCCTGCCCGATACGACCTTGAAATCCTCCTTCCCTTGTTTCCCGTAATTTTCCATCAATACCCCAGCGTAATTAGGTGCTACACGTTCACAAGAGGATAAAAATACCATAGCGATTATCGCTATAGTAAAAAACTTAAAACTTGTCCTTTTCATTCTTGATAAAATTAAATAGTTTGTAAATTATAAATAATGAACTAGTTAACATAATGACTATTCCTAGCCATGCGTCAACATGGTTAAAAACTCTGTTCCCTACCGGAATAAAGGCTATGGCCAATATCAATATCCAGTGTTTGTTGATAAATTTCTTCATGATCTTTTTATTTATTAAACCTCCAACTCCTCGATTAATAGCTGTCCACATCCCATGAACCATACTTGGGAAGCTGGCGATTTCTGGAGCAAGGCGATCTCTATTGCGGCCTCCTTGAACTTGCTCTTGTCATGCCCGGCCTTTTGCCTGATGAAGGATTGCGTTCTCGTAATGAGATCTCCGTCCCCTTCCTTGGGATCACGGGTTATGATATCCTTGCACTCTCTCATCTTATCCTCTATTGATTTAGAGGTGTCGGACAATGATTTCTCTATCTCTTTTTTATCGATATCTACAACTCTCTTATTGACATCCGCGTTGAACGGGAATACATCCATCAACTGGGTTTCCGTTACCGAGGCGATGGTATAATCCGCCAATGTACCCTTCATTCCATCTTCCAATACGGCGATGGCCTCTTTCAGCGTAGTGGCTTGGGCAAGCATTTGTGCGGCGGTTTTCTTTTCCGCTCCGCTCTTCTCGTCCAACGTGATAAAATAAACCTTGATCTTATAGAACCGGTCACCATTCTCGTTGAAGAATAATTCGGATAAACGAGCTCGTTTAATGTCTGTTACCGTGAACTCACCCGTGATGAAGGGGCGGATCTCCTCGGTGATGCGAGCTTCCGCCTCCGTAAAAGACAGGGCGTCTACCAAGTAAGGCTCGGTTACTTTTTTCTGCGTGCCATTTTCCAGCATTTTCTCGTAAGAGACCTTACATTCAAACCAATTGTGCATTGCCATAATCAATCCTCCTTCTTATACCAGCTTGGTTTAACCTGTGTAAGTTCCCACTTTATATAATCCTCGGCAGTCCAATCGTCGAAGCAAATATCCACTTCTCCATCTTTGGGGTAAGGACATAGGGTGTATTCCAAAGGATTGTACCCATTCTCTAATTTAAACTGCTCTATTACGTTCAACACATTTTTATCAGTTGTTACCATCGTAATCTCTTCCGGGGCTACAGGACCACACACTTCTGAATGTTTACCCAATACTTCACCGAAATACACCTCAAGTTCATGTTCTACAAGGTAATCTATATGCTCTTTTTCGGCAATAAACAACCCTTCAAGACTACCGCTTCTTCCGTAGTCAAAATTCATTTTAAACAGTGCTTTCATAAATCAGTCCTCCTCTTGTTTCGCTAATTTTCTAACCAATTCTTTATTCCATCCTTGGATAAATCCGTTTTCGTCAATATCCATGATGATGTAATCGCCGTAGCCATTATCTTTAGGACACATAACTTTAGGAACATACCCATCGTAAGATTCAATGACATCCATGTCTTTATCAAGAATATCGCACTGAAAATCATCGCATACTTTATAATGAACGTCAGCATTAAACCCATTCTCCCAATTGATGATCTTCCCTGTTTCAATGTCAATGAGCGGTCGCCAACGATAATTTTGCCCAATTAAGATATGATTCTTGTCACCTATAAATTCGGCACAAGGGATAGTTGGCGGATTTTCAATATCGCTTACTCCGTTTATTTTTGCGTCCTCCCAATAACGTACACCTGCATCTACTTTCAAGTATATTGCTTCAAATTGGGTTGGTTTGTTGATTATCAATTTCATATCCTTAATATTTAATGTTGTATTTTCTCCTTTCAAATTGTGGGACATACCCCTTACAAGGGGTGTTCCCGTCAAGTAAGACCGATTCCGGCCTTACAGTTTCCCCATCTTTTTTAGACGGGTCTTTCCAATGCTTTTGTCGTTGATGACAGAGGCAATGTCTTTTAAAGCAAGCCTCATTGAGGCAGTATTTAAGATCTCTCATTATCGTATATCTTATAGGTTTCCAGCTTCTTGACCTCCTTTTTAAGGAGTCTGGCCGCATCCATGTATTTGACGCTGCCATAAGGAGCGGTAATAATAATGTTTGCATGCCTCACGATCTTATTGATAAGGTAATTTGGAGGCCTGTCGCTTTTTCTCATGACTAAAAATTAGATAGGTTTCTCATGAAATCGTATTCTGATATCCCCCGAAGGAATACCGAGAAAAGCACGTCCTTCACACGCTCGTAGAGATCCATGAACTCGGCCTCGTCCATCTTGTCGAAGGCTATCGACTTCGGGATCTCTATCCATTCCTTACGTGATATACTATAGGCCGTATCGCAATGCCCGGCGGCGATCTCTACAGTCTTCCGGAAGCACTCCACGCTCTCCTTGAAATGCGCCGTGGTCTTCTCGTTCTGGTAAGACCATGCGCAATTTATCAAGGCGAAATACTTCCTATGGAAATCTATGTTCCGTGCCAGCGTTATCTTGGCCTTGTAGATCTTGCCTAGCTTGAGCTTTTTCTTCTCGTCATAGTCGGAATCATAGCATGGCCTCAATCCGCTGGCGGTGTTGAGCAAGTATAGTTCCATGATTAAAAGGGGAGATCCGAATCATCGACCGATGGGGCGTTGTTGATATCCTCCGGTGAGGGGATGTTGTTCTTGAACGTGGATTCCATCAAGTCACCTATGCCGTAATAAACACCTTCCTTTCGCTCCTCTTTCCTTGGGGCGCAAGACACATAATGCGTATAGGTGCGGTTGTCGAACGTGACAGGCTCTTTTTTCTCCCCGATCGAGATATTGAGGAAGATCTTCTCTCCCTTGGCCGTCATTACTTTTTTCATCAACTCCTTCGGTATGTCGCTCAAGCAGATTGAGCCGTATAAATTCGCCATAATGTTTATGATTTTAAATTTTAGATTTATAAGCGGGGCGGTCGGTTATTCGCTACGGCGGGGATAACCACCGTCCCGTAGCCACGGCATGCGTGGATTATTTTTTGTTGAATGTTATAGAGTATGACATCTTAGCCATCCTTATCGCCGGATGGATCGTGTATATCTCCCCGGTCTCGTCATCAACGACCGTGGTATTATCCGGCACCGTCTTCAGGAACGCCTCCCGTTCTTTTATCTTGGCATCGAGAAGCATCCTTTCCTCGATCAGCCTAGCGTAGACCGGATCATTGCAATTGGAGTGGTCGTAGGATACGCCTGTCTCCTTTATCTTGACCGTGGCCCCGTTCCAAGAGCGCTCCTTCCCGTATTTCTCGATCTCGGAAAGGACGGCGTCCTTCATCCGGTCATCGTCCAGCGTCCTCTTGATGGTCTCTTGCATCGCCTTTAACTTGACGACGTGTGATACGGGATCTACCTCTCCTTCTAGTACCGGGTTCAAAAGGTCTACTGATAAAGCCTCGATATCGCTTTTCGTTAGCGGGGTCTTGCCGCTTAGCTCTAGTTCTTTGCTCATGACAGGTTATTGTTTATTTTATAGTTGTTATATATCTCTACGAAAGAATCCATCTCTACCTTTCCTATAATGTAAGCATTGCTGATAACGCTTTCTACGGAGAATGGCTGGTTGGCCTCCTTGGCTATCTTCTCTTTATTGTATAGCCACTCCGATATGGATTTCATTGCGCTCTCATTGTTTAGATGATCTCTCGTAAGCTCTTTCTTTACTCTGGAGTTTGCCGTTTTTTTAGGCTGCTCCTTAGGCTGCTCCTTTTGGGCGGAATTACCGCTCGCTATGTTAGCGTCCTCGTCATCGTCAGCCACGATGCCTAGGATGGCGCAAAAGGCGTATCTCTTGGCGTACGTGATGGCCGATCCGATGGATTGAGCGTTCGCCGTATTAGATGGCATCCTTACCTTGGACGATATCCATTGACCGGAGGAATGAAGCAGTATGGTACGGATAGAGTAATCATCCTCTATTAGCTGACATACAGCAAGTTCGTTTTCAGCTAATGGTTGTTTCGCCGCCCTTTTGCATTCGGATAGGTCTGCGTATTTAAACTTGTACTTTCCTCCCATTTTAGTTTCTACCTCAACCTCGGAATTGAGGCTTGGTTGCTCTAGCGATCCTTGGAACTTGGCCAACGCTATCGCTAATTTGTCAATCTCTTCTGATTTGTCCATGTTATCGTGTATTTAAATTCGTCAGCCTCCGGGAGTCGAACCCGGACTAAGACCATCGGCCGCCCTGCCCTTATTACCGTGTCCCTTTCCACCGGGCCAATGATATCGTCATGGCCTACCACTTGTCTAGGATATCGGTTGCCGGTCTGGGGCGGGGTTGCACCTCGTAAGGGCAGGTTTACCAATTATAAGAATCAAACAGGAACCTAAGCTCTTCCATGCTCTCCTCATATTCCTCGTTGTCCTCCTCCCCGTCGTACTCCGGTTCGCCGTCGGGGTCTTTGATGTAGATGTCTCTCATGCGATCCTCCGATAAGCAATGCCTTGGGACTATTGTATTTCTTTAAATACCCCTCCAGCTAATTTGTAATATGTATCCGCCTTTATCTTCTCCCCATCAACAAATTCCGTTTTTACGCAAACGGGGATATATCTTTGCTTTTTATCA